CGGATCTGGTCAGTGTGCTGGAGCGGATACGCAAAGCGGAGGATGAGAAGAAAGCGCACCTGGAGGTCGTCCAGGCGATAGACAGCGCCCGCCTTGCGCTCCTGAAGTCGCGGGCAGCAGCCGGCGCAGGTGAGTTCAGCCGGCAAGCAGTCGCGCTCGACGTGTTCAAAAAGAAGTGGGCCGACCTCTCCAAAGAGCAGCAAGGCGCGACGGACAAAATCCTGAAGTGGAAGATCGAGCAGAAGGGGATTGACCAGGGCAAGGAGCAGGTCGACAACCTCAAAAAGAGCCTCGCCGACCTCCAGCTCGAATACGAGGGGCTGACCGCCGCGACCGAGATCCAGCGGTTCGTCGCTACCGACCTCCACCGGCACTGGGGCACCTTGACCGAGGATGAGAAGATCCTCGCCGCGCAGACGCTCCAGATGAAGCTGAACATCAGGGATGTCAATGCCGCACACAAAGCGTCAGTGACCCTGGTCAAGCAGCAGGCAGAAGCATTCGACAACCTTGGCCAGCTTCTCGATCAGGCGACCGCGAAGAACATGGAATTGAAAGGCGCCACCGACGCGCAGGTGGACGCTTTCAAGCTGCTGGCGATGCAGCTCGATCTGACCGATCCGGCGGTGCTCGATCTCGTGCAGGCTTACCTGACCATGGTAGACGCGAACGAGCAGCTCGAGGCATCCACGAAAGCGGCGGCAGCGGCAGCCCGCGAGAAGGAGAAGATCGACAACCTCCTCGCCAACACGATGGCCGACCTGTCCGCCGAATACGATCAGCTCACCGGTAAGGAACCGGAGCAGACGCGGGCGATCAACCGCCTCATCCGTAGCCACCGGGTGCTGACCGTCGAGCAGCAGAAGCAGCTCGCGCAGATCAGGCAGATGTTCCGCCAGCGGGAGCTAATGCGCAGCGTCCGAGAGTTCGCGGACGGGATGGAAGGGATCTTCGAGAACGCCTTCGAGGGGCTCTCCAGGGGCTTTAAGGGCTTCTTCCAGGGGATCTATCAGGGCTTCCGGCAGCTCCTCATGAAGATGGCCGCGGAGTATCTCGCCAGCCAATTGAAGCAGGTGGTGCTGAAGGGGCTCACGGCACTGATCAGCGCGGCGACCGGCGGCGGGGGAGGAGGTGGCGGCGGCGCGGTGCCTTCCGGCGGCGGTTGGGGCGGTGGGTTCGCCATGGGCGGCTCGGTGCAGGGAGGACGCCCGATCATGGTGGGCGAGGAAGGCGCGGAGCTATTCGTGCCCCGCAGTAGCGGGATGATCGTGCCACACAACCAGCTCGCGGGCGCGGGCGGTCATACCTTCAATGTGACGGTGAACGTCCAGGGCGAGCACCTTCCCGCAGCGCGGCAGAACGCCTCGGCGATGGCGCAGAAGATCGGGAGAGAGCTGTCTCGTCAGCAGCGGCGGAACGGGAGCGGCTGATGGCGCTTCCTTCTCCACCCTTCTATGATGACGTGTCCGTACCACAAGACCTGAGCCGGGACGCGGTATCGGGCTCAATGAAGCCCTCCCGCTTGATCCGGATGCCCAGTGGCCGCGAGCAGCGGGTCAAGCTCTGGAGCGGCTCCAAGAAGCGCTGGACGCTCCCGTTTGAGCAGAGGCCCCTCTCCCAGGCTGACACGCTCATCGCCTTCTGGGAAGCCAGAGACGGCGGGCAGCGAGCCTTCCGGTTCCGCGATCCCTCCGAGAACAGCGTCACCGATCAGGCACTCGCGCCGGATGGCTCGCCCTACGTGCAACTCGTGCGGACCTACTCCTCGGGCGGACAGACGCGCACGAAGAACATCTTCGCGCCGGTCGCCTCTATCGTGGTCAAGAAGAACGGCGGCACGATCACCCCGGCGGCGGTCAGCTACACATCGGGCGTCGTGACGCTCCCGGTCATCCTCCAGAAGAGTATCACCGCGATCAGCCAGGCAGCCTCGGCGGTCGTGACGGTGGGCGCGGCGCACGGCTTCGCGGTCAACGATAAGGTCTACCTCTCGGGGATCAGCGGGATGGTAGAGGCGAATGGGCTGGTCGGCACCGTGACCGCGACTGCCGCAACCACGATCACCGTCAACATCGATTCGACGCTCTTTACCGCTTACACGAGCGGCGGGACCGCCACCAAATACCTGACCACCATGGATACCTTGACCTGGACGGGCACGCATGACTATGTGGCCCGCTTCGAGGCGATCCAGCAGGAGATGGTCCACGATGACGCGTTTATTCGCTCGTGGAGCGTGCCGCTGATCGAGGTCACGCAGGGATCGGGCGAGGTGGAGACGATTGACCCGGTGACGCTGGCGGGGCTGGAGGTCTATCTCCGCAGCGATCAGGTATCCGGCAATGAAGGCGATGCGGTCGCGGCGTGGGCGGATATCAGCGGCAACGGCCGGGACGCCGCGCAGGCGACGGCAGGCAATAAGCCGGTCTTACGCGTGACGACGAACCTCTCCCCGAACGGGAAGCGGCTGATCGAGTTCAACACGACAGCGAAAGAGATGAGCGGCTCGCTGCCGGGATCGCCATTGAGCACCAGCCTCGGGTTTACCTGGTACTGCTTCTACCGGATCAACACGATCGGCGTCTCTGCGCTCGTCGGTCAGTACGTGATGGGCTCAACCATCGGGAACTATACCGAGGTCTTCGCTCGAGGCTCGGCGGGCTTCGGCTACTCGTCTGACACGAACTACGGCTTTGGATCGAACCAGGCGAGTAACACTCACGTCGCCACCGGGACGGCGCTGCAGACCGGCTGGCAGTCGCTGGTGCTGGTGCAGAACCCGCCGACCGGCGTCTCGGGGCAGAGCTTCCTCTATCTGAACGGGAACCAGATCGGGGGGCCGAACCCCTGGAACAGCAGTCCGAACACGAGCTATGCCATCGGCGGCACGTCGGGAAACGGCGGGCTATTGGGCGGGATGGGCGCGATGCTGCTGTTCTCGCGGGCGCACGACGCGGCGACGCGGAACGCGGTGGTGGCGTTTTTCAGGAGCTTCTTTGAACTATGATCAGGGAATTGAGGCGAGGAAAGACGGCCGGAGAAGTAACTAGCCGGTCCAGGTATCGGAGCTTCAAACCAGTGCTCGGTAAGGACGGACTGATCCACGCACGGCAGAACTGCGGCTGTCCGGCCTGTCTTCGACGTAAGCTCGCCGCCACTGACTATCCGCGAGACTTGTACTCGGAAGACCTTCGGTCGCTACGAGCCATGGGCTTTGACTTATAGTGGCGGTAACATTCGATGACGTGGAACTCGATAGGACAATCTCTCGCGGCGCAACGGCCGGCACGGTGAAGCTCTCGCGCTTCCTGCCGATGCCCAGCGGTAGTGAGCAGCGAGTCAAGCTGTGGAGTCTCTCGCCCAAAAGGTGGGAGATCGAGTTCGAGGCGAAGACGCCCACGGAAGGCGCGGCGCTGCTGGCATTCTGGGAGGCGCGGGATGGGCCGGTGCGGGCCTTCCGTTACTATGACTGGAGCGAGCACACCGCCACCAATGAGCTTCTCGCGCCTTCTGGCGGGCCGACCGTGCAGTTAAGGCGGAACTACTCCAACGGAGGGCAAACGCGCACACGGAACGTCTACGCCCCTATCTCCGCGACGGTGACGTTGCGGCGGAACGGAGCGAACCTCGTGGGCATCTCGGTTGACTACGCAACCGGGATTGTGACCCTGCCTTCGGTGCTCTCGAAGACACCGTTTACCGGGATCACGACCGGCACGACGACCTTGATCCAGTTCGGCTCGGCGCACACGTTCGCGGTGGGAGATGTCATCTATGTTTCGGGGGTCGTGGGCACAGTGGGCTTGAACGGACTGGCGGGAACGGTGCTAGCTATCAATTCACCTGCGAACTCCATTAGAATTGCGGTGAACAGTACCGGATTCGGCGCTTTCGTCTCGGGTGGCACTGCGACGAAATACATCGCAGCTTCTGATGTGATTGACTGGAGCGGGGAGCACAACTGGCCCGCGAGGTTCGACCAGACCGAGCTGGAGATTGAGCTGCAGGATGTGCAGGTGCGGGCGGTCTCTGGCGTCAGGCTGGTGGAGGTGGTGGCATGATGAACCGCGAGGAGGCGCACGATCTGGCAAAGGCTACCGCAGAGATGCTCGGTTATCCTTACTCGGTGGTTCGCTCCAAGGAACAGCCGGACCTCTACAACGTTTTTGAGGACGCCGCTGCAATCACAGCAAAGTGGTTCGAGGAAGGGTGGGAGATCGAGGCGACCTATCAGCCGCCAGAGGTGGTGGCGTGACCCGATCTACCGCCCGCGAGCTGGCGCAATACAGCGCGAGCATCCTGCGCCGTCCCTACTGCCTCTGCCGCTCGAAAGAGCCGCCCGAGGTCTGGACGGTGCTCGCAGAGGAGGCAATCGTCTTCTGGAAGACGGAATGGAAGCTCTCGGAGTGGGAGGTAGTTGAGACGTTCGAGCCGCCCGAGGAGGCCAAGGACTGATGGCCCGCGCTTTCTCTGTCTCGCTGAAGTCCTACCTGGCCGGCTCGATGATCTCGCTCGCCAATTGCGTGAAGATCACGCGCCTCGACGGCCAGATTTCAGGATTTACCTCGCTCGACGTGGACGTGACCATCGAAGGCTTGACCTATTCTGCCTGGACAAGTGTGGACGCGAGCGAGCTGGCAAGCCAGGTCGGTAGCGGAGTCGACAACCTGAACGTAGTCGCGCTGCTCTCCTCAACCAAGGTGAAGGAAACCGAGCTGCTGGCTGGCCTCTGGGACGGCGCGAAGGTCGAACTGTTCTTCTGGCCGTTCGACAACCCTTCCCTGGGCCGGATAGTCCTTCTTACCGGCACCTTGGGCGAGATCACCGAGGACGGCGGGCAGTTCACCGCCGAGATTAGAAGCCTCTCACAAAGGCTCTCGCAGCAGTTCGTGGAGCTGACCTCGCCCTTATGCCGGGTGCGCAAGCTCTTTGATTCTCGCTGTATGCCGAACGGCTCAAATGAGGGAACCGCGAACGGAACGATCACCCCGGCAGGGTGTCGTCCCTCGCGCACCGTCTCTGTCGTGAACTCGACGAAGCAGATCACCTTCAGCGGCGATGCCGGCGCTTCGACTCTCTACCGATACGGCATGGTGACATTTACTTCCGGCCTCAATATCGGCCAGTCCAGGGAAGTGAAGGAGCACACGCAGGGCGGCGGGTCAACGGCGGTTATCACCCTGCAAGAGCCGTTTCCATTCGTGGTTGCTGTGGGAGATGTGGCGACGCTGGAGTGGGGTTGCGATAGGACGCTGAGTCAGTGTACGAGCAGGTTCAAGAATTTCGTGAACCACGCTGGAGAGGCGCAACTGCCGGGCACCGATGCCATCCTTCGAGTGGGACGCCGACGATGACCGGCCTTTCCCTGATCGTCGAAGCCCGCACCCTGGTCGGTGTTCCGTGGTTTCACGCGGGGCGATCCTGGGAGCACGGCGTTGACTGCGCCGGTTTGATCTTGCTCCCCGCCTGGCGCTGCGGCGTGACGACCTTTGTCCCGCCGAACTACTCGCCCGGCGAAGGAGCCGAGATCCTCCTCCCCGCGCTGGCCGAGGAGTGCGTTGCGGTTGAGGAGGCGATGGAGCCGGGCGATATCGGGCTCTTTGAGGTGCGGCGAGGAAAGTATCATCTCGCCTATCTGACCGGGACGGGAACGATGCTCCACTGCAACAGCAAGGCAGGCGTGCGGGAGAGCCGGATTGATGACCGCTGGCAGGAGTGCTGCCTTGGCGTGTGGCGATGGAAGGCACTCGCCGATGGCTGGCCGTGTTAAGCCCCACTGCGCGACCTGCGGGAAACAGAAGCCGGTGCACCTCCACCACGGCAAGCTGTACTGCGCCGGCTGCCTGCGGGCCGGTGATGATGATGAGATAATCGTGCAGTCCCGCATCGTGCGGATCAGATCCGAGGCGACGCGAAAAGAGGCGCGGCGGATCAAGGAGGAGGAAGAATGACAGCACTCGTATTGATCCTGTTTCTACTCTGGCTGGCGGGCTTGATCAGTGGCTATGCCTTCGGAGGGCTCATTCACCTGATCTTGGTCGTGGCCGTGATCCTCTTTATCCTCGATCTGCTCGGGAGACGACGACCGCTGTGATGAACGAGCTGCTGATGATTGACCAGGGGATATTGCTGCGGGAAGTTGCCTTCGTCTTCCTGCTCATTGTCCTGATCCTGGTCGTCATTCACCGAGGAAAAGAGTAACGTGGCGACCGTCGCCTTGGGCGTCGTTGGCGCCATCATCGGCGGGGTAGTCACCGGAGGCGATCCGCAGGCTATCCAGCTCGGCTTTTCCGCCGGCACCCTGGCCGGGGGACTCATCGACGCGGCTCACCAGCGCCCGCAGCAGGTCGGGCGGCTCTCGGACCTCCGCGTCACGACCAGCCAATACGGATCAGCGATCCCATGGGTGTGGGGGAGGTGGCGGCTCGGCAGTCAACTGGTCTGGTGGTCCGATCTCCGCGAAACCTCGCGCAAGAAAGGAAGTAAAGCCACCGGCACACGGCAGCAGGTCTTCAGTTACAGTGTTGATGTCATGCTCATGCTGTGCCGTGGACCGATTACCGCGATCCGAAAAGTCTACGGCGAGGATCTGGTCCTCTGGGACTCGACCGGCGGCGGCAGCAATGAAAGCCAGCTCATCAGTGTCGGCACCAATACCTCAGGCCTCTTCAAGATTAACTTCCGGGGCTATCAGACGGCAACGCTGGCCTACAATTCGGCGGCGGGTCTGGTCCAGTCCACGCTGGAGGCGCTGACTTCTATCGGCCCCGGCAATATCTCGGTAACGGGCAGTGCGGGGGGGCCGTGGACGGCGACCTTCCAGGGGGCGCTTTCCGGGCAGAATGTGCCGCGAATGGACATGGACGAGTTCACCCTGGCTGGTGGCACCGGCGAAGGGATCACCACGCTTCTCCAGGGCGGCACGCCGTATGACATCACGTTCCGCTATGGCACCGCCACGCAGAGCGTCATTAGCGATATGGACGACCAGCAGCTCGCCAAAAGCGGCGAGCACGTCTCTGCCTACCGGGGTCGCGCCTGTGTCTATATCAACGACCTTGACCTCACGCCATGGGGCAACCGCCTCCCCAACTTCTCCTTCGAGGTAGAAAATGCGGCCGGTGTTAGCCTGGCGTATGACGACTTCAACCGGCCCGACGGCAACGCCGGCATCTCCTCCTCGGGTCATACCTGGCAGTGGTTCACCGTCCAGCCGCAGATCGACAGCAACTCGGGCGAGAGCACTAGCTCGCCGAACAACCCGGCGTATATCGAGTGCGGCGAGTCGGATGTCGAAGTTCAGCTCACGCAGGTATTCCAGGGCTCACCGATCACTGGCTCGGGCTTCATCGTCTTCCGGCTTCTGGACGACAACAATTACCTCTCTTTTGGTGACCGGCAGGGCTTCGGTCCTGGCTTCTATGAACTGCTGAAAAAGCAAGCCGGCTCCCACACTAACCTCGCGACCGCTTCCGTCGCTGCCGCCCATGGCGATGTCATCAAGGTCATTGCGAACTCGACCTCGATCAAGTGCTACGTGAACAACGCTCTGGTGATCGACACGACCTCTACATTCAACCAGACCGAGACGAAGCATGGCTGGAGCGCCGAGGCGGATGCACAGGTAGACGACTGGAGCGCGAGCACGGTCTCGGACGGCACCACCACACTGGCGACGATCCTCGCGGACATCTTCAGCGAGTGCGGGCTCACTGCCAACCAGTACGATGTCTCGGCCGCAACCGATATCGTGAACGGCTTTGCGATCAGCGACCGGAGCGAGGCCAGAGGCGTGATCGAAGGGCTGATGAGCGTCTACTTTGCCGATCTGGTCGAGTATGACGGGAAGATCGTCTTTGTAAAGCGCGGCGGGGCGTCTGTCGTGACCGTAGACGCGCTCGACCTCGGGGCCGAGGTGGTAGAGCCCGGCAGCGATCTGGAGCCCAAGCCGACCGTCCTGACGCGGCGGCTGCAGGAGTTCGAGCTGCCGTTCTCGGTCGACTTCGCGTTCATCTCCTCGCAGAACGGCTACCAGCAGTCCTCGCAGCGGGCCTTGCGCTATACGAAGGCGCACCTGCAGGAGCAGATCACGCTCTCGGCGCCGCTGGTGTTTGCGGAGAACGATGCCCGCCTAGTGGCCGAGCGGCTGCTGTATCAGGCGTGGGTGGAGCGGGAGACGATTGAGATTTCCCTGCCGCTCTCCTATCTCTGGCTGACGCCGGGCGATGTGATTACCTTGCCGGTGGGGAGCAGTTCCTTCCGCTGCCGGATTGCCGAGATGACCCTCGGGCTGCCGGGCGCGATTGCCTTGCGCCTGGTGCTCGATGACGCGGCGGTGCTGACCCAGGTTGTGCCGGGCGGCGCGGTCAATGGGCCGGTCTCGTTCACGACGCCGGTCACCAATACGGCGCTGATCGCGTGGAACGGCAACGCAGGCAGGGACGCTGATGCGGATAGTATCGGGCTGTATGTGGCGGCGAACGGGGCGACAGCGGGCGTCTGGGAAGGAGCGGTGCTCTATACCTCGCTCGACAATGGCGCGTCCTACCAGGAGAACACGACGCTCGCGGACGCGGCCACCTTCGGGACGACGACCTCGGTCCTGGCGGCCGGGACGACGACCGGCGTCTTTGACGACACTAACACGGTGGATATTACCCTGACCGCCGGAATCGACGTGCCGCCCGTCTCGATGAGCGACGCCGATGTGCTCGGCGGTGCTAACGGCGCGTTCGTAGGTGATGAGATGATCCGCTATGGAACCGTCACGAGCCTCGGAGGAGACTCCTACCGGCTCGCGCACCTCCTGCGCGGGCAGCGCGGCACGGATACATTCTGGGACGAGCACCGGATCGGGGAGCGGGTCGCGCTCGATAACGGCGGGATCACCCGCGTCAACCTGACCGGCAGCATCGGCGGCGGCGCTCCGATGCTCTTGAAGGCAGTCGCCAGCGGGCAGACACTCGCGGACGTGTCGCCTGTTACGGCCTACGTCTTCGGGCGGGAGCTGTTCGCGTGGTCGCCAGTGAATGTGGCCGGTGCTCGCGACGGCTCGAACAACCTGACGATCACCTTTTACCGCCGCGCCCGGAAGAACAACGACCTGCAGCCGTATCAGGACGTGCCTTTGGACTTCGCGCTGGAGCGCTACGAGACGAAGATCCTCCCTGGGGCAGGGACCAATATCAGCGCGATCACCCAGGCAGCCCAGGCGACGGTGACAGCGGCAGGGCACGGCCTAGTTGCTGGTGACAGCGCCTACTTTACCGGGATCGCTGGCATGACGAGCCTGAACGGTCAGACGCTCACGGTGGTCTCGGTATCGGGCACCTCGTTTGTGATTGACCGCGATACACGAGGCTATCAGCCTTATACGAGCGGCGGCACGGTGCGGAAACCGCTCCGCTCGATCAGCACAACCTCGCCTTCGGTGAGCTACAGTGCAGCCAACCAGACCACGGACTTCGGCAGCCCGCAGCCCTCAATTAGCATCGCGCTCTATCAGCTCAATGACGCGGGCGCTCGCGGATACCCATTCATCGGGAACGTGTAAAGGAAGAGAGAGATGGCGACAACGACTCGTTTAGGCATCACGCTCCTTGAGGTCGGTCAGACCTCCAAGGAGACTGTGATTGACAACGCGCTAAACTCGATAGATGCGGCTATCGCCGGCCTCTCGCTCACGAACGCCTTCACCGGGGCGAATAGCTTCAGCAACACGAGCACCTTCACCGGGGCGAGCAAATTCAGCGGAGCGGTGGGAGGGAGCGGCACGCTGCTACCGCTTAAAGAGGTAACGATCAGCTTTGCCACGGACGGCGACTATACTCTGGGCACGACCGTTGCGACCGAGGTGGAGGGAGTCTTTATCATCATCAGCAATGGAGTGATCACCGTGCAACGCAATCTTATTGTCCCGGCGACCACGGGCGGCTTGCTGGTCATCACGAACAATAATACCTTCGGGGTCCAGGTGAAGACTGCGGCCGGGACAGGGATTGTCGTCGCCTCGAACCGGAGGGCAATCTTGAAATCGGGGACTAATGTCACCCGCATCACCGCAGATACGGCCGTTACTCCTTGACCGGCTTCTTTCGTGGCTTCCCTTCCTTCTTGTGGCGGGCGCGGTGGCAAGGAGCGCATAAGGTTCTACCGTTATCGAGATCGAGACGCAATTCCGGATGCGTCGCGAACGGGAGAATATGATCCGAGTGAAGCCGCCCGCCGCGAGTGCCGCACATCTGGCATGTGAAGTTGTCGCGCTTCTTTACCGCCCGCGCCCAATTGAGGTAAGGCTGGCTAGTCCGAATACGAGCCATTATTGGGGTTATTCCCCCCTTCCAATTTGCCGGCTGGTGGCCTTTGGCGAACTGGAAGCACTTGGCACGCTCCAGGATCTGCCTTCGCTTCTCCTCTGGCATTGAGTACCACTTTAAGGTGTTAGCGCACTGATGACACCGGCCCTGCCATTTAGGAAGATACTGCGGGCGGATCTGGCAAACCCAACCACATTCTAGGCAAGGAAGCGTGATAGCCCGTCGTTTAAAGAAACGGATGACGTTTCTTCGACCGTGACACTTTGCGCAAAGGGCAGTGCCCCTCTGAAGATGAGCCCGAGGAAAAGGTTCTAGTGCGCAGCATTCCATGCAGATCAGAAGAACCTGACGGTGCTTCATTCCGCGGCGCTTTTTGTTCCCGCACTCCGCGCACCTACCGGTCCAGCCGTAGAGACCATGGCGAACCTTGGTGTAATCCTTTCCACAGTCCGAACACTGCACACGGACAGGCTTGGAGAAGCAGCTCTTGCACAAAGTGCTGGACTGGGGGAGCACTCGCTTAGCGACCGGTTCTAACGCGCCACAGCGCATGCAGATGACAAGAACCTTATACTGCGCTGGCCGCTTCTTGCAGGCGCAGGACATGCAGAGACCAGTCCACCGCCGAACGGAGTCTCGCTGCTTCAGCCATTCCTTGCCACACTCTTTGCACTGCACTTGCACCCGGTCTATCGCTTGTCCCATAACCATAGATTAGCCACAAAGCGTGCCATTTCCTACCCAGAGAGCAACCAATGAGCAAAACAGAGTTCGTGCCCGAGCGCATCGGCATCCAGATCGCGATAGCAAAGCGGATCAACGGCGTCAAGCTCGGCGAGGAGGTCACCGAGCAGCAGGTGATCTGGCCCCAGGTGGAGGAGAGCGGTCGGGTCATCGGCTTCGGCGCACTGGTCGAGGAGGCGATCCGTGAGGCGGTGGCCGTGGCGGAGGAGCGGGAGGCGGGGAGTTAGGTCACTCTTCCTCTAGGTGCCGGGCGAGATGCTTCTCGATGATATCGGCCAGGTGCAGGCTCTCATCCCAGTCGTTATCTCCCCACGCATCGCAGAGGTGCCGCAGAGCAGCGATGGCCGCCTCTCGCTCTGCGACGAGTGATTCGACCGTGTGCCCTTCCGCACCCAGCTCGCGCAGCGCTTGCTGTAGGATGGAACGCCAAGCGGCGCGGTTTCCGGCCTCCCAGTCACTCACCCCGTTCCTCCGTCAGCATCGCAATCGCGAGGTCAATCCGCTCATGCCAGTAGCCCCGCGCTATCCGTTCGATCATTGCCACCCGCTTCAGGTGCGCCGGATCGGTCTTCAGGCGCCGGCCCGCCTCCTCCCACTCCCAGAACAGAAGCTGTAGCCACGCCTCCTCGGGATCGGTCGAAAGCTCGGGCCCGCCTTCCTTCTGGACAGCAGTGCGGAAGTCGTCCACCTTCTGCGGCCACCAGACAGGCTGTTCGATCCAGGGCATCGGGTCGCGGTCACTCATCGCTCGGGCGCTCCCGTTCGACCAGCCGCGGCCGTTTCGCAGGGTCTGGCTGCTCGAAGTTCCCCCAGCGGCTGACATTGCCCTGGTCGTCTGTTTCAATCCTATTGAGCGCCTTCCACAAAACCGTAGAGGCCAGGGTGTTCCTGATAGCTGGCTCTTGGAGAGCGATCCTGGCAGCCGTCCGTAGTTCTACCAGTTCTCGCACCAGCGTCTCGATCTTCTGCCGATCTTCGTCGGGCAGTGCGACGGATAGCGACAGGCTGTACAGCGGTTCGTTCATCGTTTCCTCCTTAGGTGCTCAAGTCCTGCGCTCACTCCTTCTCCCTCACCTCTCCCGTCCGCTCTGCCCGCACCTCCCGCGCCTTCGGTGACCGATAGGCCGAGCGGGCACGGCGCTTGCCTTTGGCCTGGGCACCACGGCGGGTGGTAGATTCAACGCGGTGTTCGCTCATCCTCGCTCCTGGCCCTCTTCTAGCCGGCGGATGCCTTCAATGAACTCGGCGGCAAGCTGGTCGGGCACCTCGGCCACAAAGACCGTCTTACGGGTCATGGAATTGTAGAACCACTGGCCGCAGATATTAGGGACGAGCGGCGTGGCCCACCGTTCCCCGAGGAGCCGGTTCGCGGTCTCCTCGGGCATCTCAATCCGGGTCATCCTGCGACCGCTCCCTTCTGGCAGGAGGGGCAGAGATTCTTCTGCCATTTGTTCTGTGAGAAGGTGCTCTGCGCGGCGGTCATCACCTGCCCGCACTGTTCACAACCGATTGGGCTACCGTCGCTGCTGGGACGGGCGGGGCGCTCTGCTGCGGCTCCTCCGCCATACTCCTCGCTGCGCCCGTTGAGGTCTGGCAGTTCCTCAAACATCGTCTGTCCAACATTGATGGCGTCGCGCAGGACGCGCCCTTTTGCCCTTGTGCTCGCCATCCGAATAGCCGCTGTTGCGATCTGCGCGGAGCAGTTCGCGGGGCTGGCATCACCCAGATCCTCGAACACGCGGCCGTCCTCGAACTCGGCGCGAGCCAGGACAATGGCCGCGTGGTTGTTCTCGGGAGACGGTGCCTGAAGCAGCTTCGTCGTCAGGGATCGCAGGCCCGCCTTTGTGGCTGCATCGAGGATGCCAGGCCAGGTCGGGTAATCCTTTCCTTTGAGATTGATAACGAACTTGGGATCAACCACGGTGTATCTCCTCTCAACCAACCAACCTATAGCTATATTATTCCCTAAAACAAGCAGACTTTAAGATATTAGATCAGGTTCTCTAGATCACGCCGAAGTCGGCGCTCCTGGATCTTGATATCGGCGAGTTGATTCTCTACCTGCCGCCGTTTGCGGGCCAGTTGTTCAGCTTTGGACACGCGGCATTGGCACTCGTAATCGTCGGGGCAGCCGTCGCCTTCGACATATCCGCAAGCCGTGCAAGGCACCTCGCCCTTTTCGGGGTGCATGGCATCCGGCGTCCCGCAGCGCGGACAGGTCAGTTCCATCAGGCAGTGCGGGCACGGTGTTTCGCAATCGGTGTTCGCCTTGCAGAACCGGCAGGCATTCGGCCACCGCTCCCGCCACCGCTCTTGTGCTCGCTTCCGCGCTTCCTTCTTGTTCAGGCAGTCTTTGGTGTGTTCCATTACACGCTCTCAAACGGGTCCACGAACGGGCACTCGCAGGCAAACCCCGCCTTGCCGCAGCCGGGGCACTCGCGGCAGGTGGAGCAGGGCTGATCGGCGCTTGGCTCATCTTTCTGCCAGTAGCTGATCTCGTGGCCGCAGCGATGCGTCACCGTGAAGTCAGGCTCGTCGGGATCGGGATCGGGCAAGCTGTCTTCTCCCCAGGAGCCCGTCAAGTGCCGGTCGAGGGCGTGCGGATTGATCATGATTCTTCTCCTGTCAGCTCGTGCGCATAGTCGCGCTCCATCGTCGCCACAAACTCGGCGATCACTTCCTCGCGGATCTTCTCCGCTTCCCGCATCGCCAGCCGCAGATAGAACGCACCTGGGTTCACTCCCTGGAACGCGGCCAGGACGACGCGGCGCACGTTCTCTTCGTTCAGCGGCACTTCCATCAGCGGCTCCCCTTCAACCAGCGGCGGGCCGGTGCTCCCAGGTATCCACCCGTGTCCTTGTGCAGCAACAGCGCTCGGCGCAAGCACTGCGGCCGGTGGTTCTGGGCGTATGACATGAAGAACGGGCAGATCAGCGGCGGCGTGTCCAGCAGAGCCGCCGTCCACTCGTCATCCGTCGCGCTCGCCCAGTCGTTCGGGCGGTTCTGCAGGTGCTCGCTCAAAAGATCACCTTGTTCGCTTTGTCCCAACCAAACTTCCAGGCGCTCCGCAGATGCTGCTCAATGAACGGGCACTCCTCTTTCGCGTATCCGTCCCGGCGCATCTCCCACCCCCGGTTCTCGGCCGACTTCGCCAGCATCCGCTTGATCTGTGCTTCCATCGTCGTTCCCTCTTGCTTCATCGTCGTCTCTCGTGTCCGCGCTCCCGGTCTAACCGGGAGCCCCTCGTCATCGCTTTCAGGCAGTCTGCGGCTTGACGCGCCCGCCGCTCTCGATCCAGGTCCGGTGCCCCTCGTGCAGCTTGATAAAGCAGCGGGCTCCCTCGCAGGAGTGATGAGTATGACTAACGTCGCAATCCTTGCAGGTCGAGTAAAAGGTATAAGGTGAGCCCATCGCTTCGCGCATTTCCGACCGGCGGAGGTAATCGAGCTGCTTGTTCTGCGTGTTGGTCATGGTCGTTTCCTCTCTTGCTCTAGGTGCGGCTAATTAAGCGAAAATCTGCTTCAACTCATCCTGCGACAGCGGCCGGTTGGCGACCAGCTCGCGGGCTCGCTCGGATGCCAGTCGCTGGCGGGTCTGCTCCTCTGCCTTCACGCGGTCCGCTCGGAGCTGCTCGACCGTCTCGGTGTGGTAGCGGGTCCAAAGCTCGTTCTTAATCGCCAGCCAGATCTTGCCGTCCTTGCCGAAGTACTTGTCCTTCAGCTCCTCCAGGCGCTCGGTGGACAGGCTCTTGGCCGTCTCCTCGATCTGCTGGAAGCGGTGGGCGGCAGCGGCCTTCTGGTGCTTGCACTGGCCCGAGGTGCCCGCCAGCCGCTTGGTGTAGTGAGGGCAAGAGCAAGTCCCGCTGTTCAGGTCAACCCGGTAGCTCACCGTCTCGTCGTTGAAGCTGTCTATCGAGTAGATCCCCGGTGCGATCTTCGTGCAGGCCATTCTCGTGTCTCCTCTCAATCAAGCGGCTAACTGGTTATAGTATACCGGTTAAGGATTGCATTGTCAACCCTTTTAGGCGCAGCAAGAAGTTCTTTTTTTAAGAAGGGAGGGGCAACTGCCCCTCCCTTTCAGAGGACCTCGATGTCGGAAAAATGGACGCTCGTATCAATTTCGTTCTTGACGCTATAGGCAGTGTAGAAGTCGCCGAAGTAAAGCCCGTAGCGGAACGGCTGCTTGGCGATGGTGATCTCGCCAGCCTCGAACGCCAGCCCCATCTTCGTGGTGACGTTCCGCTTGATCCGAACCGCGATCCACTCCGCGCCGTCCCAGTGGCCGGCATACTGGGGATACTGCGCGTGTGCTCCCTCGGCCTTGGCCTTCACCGCTTTCGCCGCCCGGTCAATCTCAACGGCTTCGCCCTGGGTCATCTCGAAATCGGTGGTTGAGGTGCTCATCGGTCGGCTCCTTTCGGAGAAGGGTAAGCTCTATTTGCTTACAGGTTCAGTATAGCGTGAATGGGTTGCGTTGTCAACCCTTTAATTTACTAGGTAACCGAAGGTGAAGGCTACTGCTGCCATCCTCGTTCTCGACCTGCCGCCACTCGAAGCCGTTGTTCGCCGCCTTGATCCTGATACCGCGCAGGACGGAAGATCGGAAGACTGTCTTCACGCTCAGCCAGCCTTCCGGGTGCGTAGTCGTGGAGCACTTCTCTTTGATCTCTTCCCAGGTCATCCCACCGATCATCTTCTTCTCTCCTCTTCAAGCGACTTGGCGTCTAACTGCGGGCCCTACTTCGCGTAGCGCACCTCTCGGGCGGTTCCGGTTGCGATCTTGATCTTCGCGTCGTCCAGTCCGATCCGAAACCAGCGGTGCTGGATGAGGCACCAGCGGTAGGCAACCGGACGGCCAATCTTGTCTGCGGTGAAGGCTATCTGCATCGGGGTTTTCATTCTCGTCTCTCCTCTAGGTTGCCGTCCCTGCTTGCAACTAGAGTATAGCATTATAGGGTTGCGTTGTCAATCCTTTTTCGGTAGAATAGAAAAGTAACTCTACCGACGATAAGATTGACAGAGCAACCCTCTAGGGGTATCTTGTCTTCAGGGAGAGTTCATGGGAGGATCGGCAGAATTGATGACCGCAGCCCAGATAGCGGATGAACTGGGTATCCACCGCAACAATGTGCTCAAGGCGATGCGCGAGGGCTGGCTGCCGGCGAAGCAGTACGGTAAGGTCTGGCTCGCCGCTCGGAGCGACGTGGAGCACTACCGGGATCGCAAGAAGCGCGGCGGCGGCAACCAGCCCAAGAAGCGCGAGCAGCCTCCGGCACCGGTAGAGCAGCCCGTCCGGCGCCGTGGTCGCCGCCCCCAGGCGAAGCAGGAGGAGAGCGAGAATGGCCGAGGGAGTTGACCGCATCGCCCAGGCTCTTTTGCTAGTCGAGCAGTACGGCGGTATCGACGGCGGTCACCACAAGCAATGGCTCATTGACCGAATGCTGCGCTGCCTCCTGGCCGATCAGTATGAGGAGTGGGTGCGTGCTTATGATGAGGACGCAGGCGAAGAGTATAATCATTGGGACGTAGGTATAGCGCCGTGACTGATCCAATGTGCCCCTTCTGCGGCACCAGCCTTCGCCTCAAGAAGAGCACCCGCAACGGGAAGTGCCGCGCTTGTGGTCGTGGCATCCCTCCCACCCGCTGCGAACCCGACCCGACGTGGCAGGCGCGTAAGGTGACGATTACCGAGCAGCAATGGGTGAGGCGATGAGCGATGGATGACCTGGACCTGGCGCAGACGCTATTCGTCAACGAGGAAGGCGAGATCCGCTCCTTCCCTCAACACGCCAGAGCAGAGACGGTTCAGGAGGCCCGCCTGGAGCCGCGCCGCTGGCCGCTCGACGCTCCACCTTCAGAGACCGTGCCCCTAACGACCGTTGTCTGGCGGCCGGTGCGCGGGCTTCCGCGTTCGGTGCAGCTCGCTATGGCGCGACTCTATCGGGAACGGGAGGAAGCGCGAGAGATGACGATTGGCTGGTATTGGCAGTATTTCATGGGCGGCGGCGGTCAGTTTCCCATGTCCGAGGAGTTCCACGCGCTCGTGCGGCGATGCCGCGAAGAGGGCTGGATCAAGGAGAGCGAGCCGAAGCGCGGCAGCCGATAACCGAGCAGCCACATACGGAGGAACCTTTCGCCTGATGACCAACGCTCTCCTTGCTAACCGATTTCTCGTTAGCAAGGAGGCTCACAGTGGCGCTCTCAACCTGTCCGCACTGCGTTCGCTACTACGTCACCGAGGAAGGCAAGAAGCCGCGCTGTCCCGACTGTGGGAAGAAGCTCAAGGCAGCCAGCCCCGAGGAGTGGCAGCAGCGCCAGAGCCCAGGGAAGACGCCCCAGACGGGCACAGAGCGCACGCGCCGGGCTCCGGGGCCGTAAGGGTTTGAGACGCGGTGAGAGCGGGTAGAAGGCTTGGGATGACCTCTCGTAGCGGATAACTGCATACAGCCACGCGGAAAGCGGAGCGCAGGGGATGGCGCTCCGCTTTCTTGTTGCGTCCGTTACTGGTCAAGTTGACAAGGGTTAGAGGCGGCGTCGAAGGAAAACCAGGGCTGTAGCCGTACTCCCTCTACCTCCCGCACCCTGATCCTTCCGCCCGCCGACCGACCGCAGCGCACCTCCACGGCTTCGACCGTCCAACGCATGACCTGCCGGCGCTCTCCTTCCGGCATCGCATCCCAGACCCGATCAAAGGTGCCGCCCACGGCCGGAAGTGCTTCGCTCAAGCGGCGCAGCTCCTCCCGGTGGCGGTCGGGGCTCTGGAGCAGCCGCGCTTCCTGTTCAAGGTCGCGGATCTCTTCCTCCAGGCGCAGACGCCGCGCTGTTAGTGCCCCGCGTAGCAGATCACTGGCGTCGAACTCCGCGTCGACCGCCTGCTGGTAAAGTGTCCTCGCGCCAGCCAGTCGTCCGGTCACACCCGAGAGCCGGCCGCTGTCTGCCGCCTGCCTTTCGGCTTCGTGGATCAGGTACGCCTGGAGGGCCAACCGGGCGCGGGAGGGATCGTTCAGGACGGCCCTGACCTCGGGCAAGGCCGCTTCGTGGACTTTCTCCCGCTCGATATAGGCGACCCGCTTCTTCTCGGCGCTACGGCGCTCATAGACCGCCTCTCCGGAGGTCGCCGGATAGGTGCCGATGCGGCAGGAGGAGATACGCACCGGGCCGGGCGCCTCGGGAAAGGAGACGACATCGCGGCACCAGCCGCCGACGCCCGAGGTCTTCAGCCCTCTCGCCTTCCGTGCCGCCAGCACCTCCTGAATGAGGTCGAACTGCCCGCGTGTGCAGGCGTGCGGGTAGGTCTCATTCTGCCGCCCGCACCAGGTCCAGTCGGCGCGAGACAAGCGGCGATAGCGCGTGGGAACGTCAGTCGGGCCCCAGTGAATAGAGGGCCAGCCGCAGATCGTCGGGTTGGTCAGCGCGGTCCACAAGGTCGCCACCGGAACGTGGTGGCGGTGCGCGAGGCGATAGATCGAGGTCGTCAGCACTTCCTCACAGCAGGCGACGAGGATCGGGAACTGTTCCGGATGCGCGATGAGCCGCCGCTCCAGCGAGAGCCAGAGATAACCCCAGGCTTTAGCGCCGAGACGGACATCGCCGTTGGCGAGCTGCTCCTCCCGCTTGACCGACATCCGCTGCTTGAACACCTGCACCTCACAGCGGCTCTGCAGCGCCTGATAGCCGAAGAACATCTCGTCGTGCGGGAGCGTCAGGTCGTAGCAGTGGCCGGGCACGCGGATCTTGATACCGGCGGTGCGGAGTACCCGGACGATGCGGCCGATCTCCTCGAACTCTGCCCGCGAGAGCCGCGACACCTCGGGGCAGTAGAGGATACCGCCGCCGACGGGCGGTGACTGCTCGAACCGCTCTAGCCACTGGGCGAAGCGCGGACGCTGGTCGAGGCTCTCGCCGCTGCCGATCTCCGCGATGCGGTTCTCGGGCGGGATCGTCACGCCATCCTCGCGGGCCATCTGATCGCACTTGCGGAGCTGGTGCGCGACGACGTCGATATTCTCCGGATCGCCGAGAGCGCGGGATTTCCTGCCATAGCTACCGATCCACATTTCGCTTCCCTCCTTGCGCGGAGGTTGGCGGTGCTTGAATCATGCTCCTTTGTGACATTCGGCTGACAAGAAGATACCCCTAGAGAAAGAACGCTTGACTACCGATAGGGCAAGCATTAGACTAGGAGGCAGGAGGAGAGCAATGGAAACCTGGAAGTGGGTGTTGGTAGCGGTAGGAATGATCGTGTTTGGAGCTATCTTCAACCGAGGTCCGGTGCAGGGCACCGAGACTGCAGTGAGCGCGGCAGCGCCCGCGACAAGCGCGGAAAACGCCTGGGAGGCAAAGCCGGCAAAGACCGTCGAGCCCGAGGGCGGGCTGGTCCTCTCGAACGATTGGAAGTACGTCCCTTCTGGTTTTGGCACAGTCAAGATCGTCGGCACGGTGACCAACAACACCGGCCGCGATATTGGCTATGCGCAGATCAGCTTCACCGGTTTCGACAAGAGTGGGGCGCAGGTCGACACGGCGCTCGCCAATATGGCGAACCTCAAGGTCGGCGCCCGCTGGCGGTTCGAGGCGGTCAGCTTCAAGCAGGGCGGTGTCTGGCGCTACGAGCTGGGAGAGTTGATCGGAAACTAACGCTCCCCTGACATCTGCTGTCATAGTCGAAAAACGACCAAGAACTTGCACGGAGACCTCAACCTCTGGTATAACCAGAACAACGGCGCTAAAATGCGAACAGTTGTTTGACTGGCTTGAGGTTTCTATGACCGACCGCGAATGGGATGAGGTCCAGGGAGTGTTGGTGCGTTCGTTCCTGAGGATGCTAGAAAAGGAGGCGGCAGAGGCTACTGCCCTTCCTGTGCGGCATAGCGACCGAGCATCTGGACCAATTCCTGCACCAAGCGGTGCTGCTCCTGCGTCAGCGAAACCCACTCAACGCCGTCGAGACTTGTGAGGTAGGCTCTCATTCCCCCAGGATCGGCTGTCAGCCGCTGTCGGTCCTCGTCGGTCAGTACGTCGCTCCGGCCCAGGATTCTTTCCCACGCGGCCAGCGGGGCCTCTCCTGCCGTTACGGCCACCCGGAACTCCCCCAGTGCTTTGTAAAGTCGCGCTACAACGTCCTGCTGATCTGGCTTGCCGGTGATGAGCCAGTAGGCCGAAACCCCGCATAGGCCCGCGTATCGCTCTAGCGTATCGAATGACGGCTCGCTGCGGGCTGTCCACCAATGCCGCACCGTGCTGGGACTACAATCGAGCGCCTCAGCGATCAGATCAGCCGTCAAGGACCGAACACGCTTGGCCTCTTTCAGCCGAATTGAGAGAGGCGTTAGATGGCGTTCCTCCGACAAGGCTACCCCCAGACTGCTAGCAGTATTCATATCCTCCGTTAGAAATCGTAGCGTATAACGCTTGACGACTGCCGTTAGATTTGTTAGTATAGCCGAGTAGGAATTCTAACGGAGACAGCGAACCCATGCAGAAGACCCCGTTGATGAGGCTCAAGGAAATCGAGTTAGGCCAGCCGCTCGAAGACGCGATCCGCGACGGCGTGGAGCGCGGGATGAACTGGGTTGAGATCGCCCGCAGCATGGGTGTGCCGTACGCCACGATGAATGACTGGCGGCGGCAGCTCAACATCCGGACGGTGCGGACGGTGGAGTTCGGTTCGGACAGTATCGCCGAACCGATTGGGTCCGCAAGCTAACCGAGTAAGCTACCGCTATGGTTCTACAAGCCTCGTCGGAAAACCTTCAACAGAGCGCCGACCCAGCAGGCTACCTGCTTGCCGCGCCACGCGGAACGGTCCTTCCCATCCCTGGTCGGCCAGATTACTTCTGGTGCAAGGGAACGGAGACCGTTTACGAGGTGTTTGCCGGGAGCTATAAGCGGCGGAAGCTGCCGTCGTGTGAATGCAAAAGCCACGAGTACCACCGTCACTGTTTCCATCTTCGCGCCGTCGCCGCCTATCTCCAGCGCCTCACTCTCTGTCCGGTGTGTTGGGGTGCGCGGGCGCTTCACGTTCCCAACGGCAGCGTGCGCTACGTGGATGTTCACACGGGCGAGGTGGACCTCTCTCCTCTGCCTTGCATCGGCTGCGGCGGCGCGGGAACTCGCGAAGCCTGGGAGCGGGCCGGCTCTTTCCCGGCGGAGGGCGGCTGATGGATGTCTTCGACATTCCCCTTGAAGGCCGGCAGGTACTCCACGCTTTGATCGCCCGCATGATCAGGATGGCAGAAGATGATTCAGAAGACCTCGTTCGAGCTGGTTCTCACCCCCCAGGAAGCGGAGCAGTATCACCGGACCATTCACCGGGCGATCTCCTTGATGCTCGATCTACCGCTCCCGCAGCGGATCGAGGAGGAGTTCGAGCGGACGCACGTTCGCGCTGACCTGATGCGCCTCGCGGCGAAGCTCGATGCTGCGGTGCTGCCGCCCGTTCCGCCGCCGGTGAGAGAGAAGCCGTTTGATCCGTTCACGGCCGAGGTGCCGCCCGATCCATTCACATCAGAGGGCAACGGATCGGCGCAGGACGTACTCCTGGGGCGGCTCGTCTCGGTCTGCGCCCTGCTCCTGGGCCATCTGGCGCGGTATCCAAGCCGACCCGATGAAGCAGCGGTCCTCCAGCGGACGAAACACGCGCTCTTGGCGGATTGGAAGGAATACGAGGAGCTTTCCCGTGGTTGAGACCGAGAGACCTCCCGAGGTAGAACGGGCGTTGGAGTTTCCGGCTGCGTTCGAGGCGACGACGCGGCGGATGCTGCAATACGGACAGTGCTGCGCGGAGACGGCGGAGCTGCTCTTGCAGTTGCTCCAGTTCGACCCGATGGAGGATACGCTGCGGCAGCGGATCGAGCGGCTCAGGCGGCAGCAGGCGGTGGTGGGCAAGCTCTTCGTGCGGGCGGCGATGGACGCGACGGAGGCGATGAAGGCGAAGGAGGCGGAGATGCTGGAGTTGCCGCTCGGAGACGATGAGAACGCGGAGACACCGCAAGCTTTCAGGTAAACGTGAGAACGGCTGGAGGGTGGGTGCCCTCCAGCCGTTTGGTTTCAGAACGACCGACCGTGACAGGGGACCTATACCGAGATGCCCTCAAATATTTCTCAAATCGCTTCTGTGCTACACGTAATATATCACGGTTTTGTTGCCTGGGGGCCGGATAACGAGCGGTGACAAAGCTTGCCGTTGCGTTCTTCAATAACAAGCTCGACAACCAGCCGCGCCAGCAGCATGCACCATGGGACAAACTTTCCGATCTGCTGATGCGCCACAAGGAGCGCGGACAGAAAGATGGGCCGCTCTGGTCGCCGACGCTCTATCAGCCCGGCACAACTCGCGCTAAGGCGAATGTTGTTTCGGTCTCCTGCCTTGTGCTTGATTTCGACAATGGAGACGGTCCTGAACGGTTCAGCCGTTCGTGGGACGGCCTGACCTGCGTGATGCATTCGACCTACCAACACAGTGCCGAGGCGCAGAGGTGGCGGGTAGTTTTTCCGCTGCTTCAACCAGTAGCCGCGACAGAGTGGCCTGACGCCTGGGATCGCCTGGTGCGGCGCTTCGGCGGCAACTCGGTCGACGCGTCATGCAAGGACGCGTCGCGGATCTACTATCTTCCCGCCTGTCCGCCAGACGCCGAGCGGGACGCGATGATGCAGGAGGGCGACTGGCTCGACCCGCGAGACTTCATCCGGCCGCCTGTCGACCTGCTCGTTCAGCGTGCCAAGGGAGAGCTGGGAAACGGGCGCAATACAGCCGGGATGTGGTTGGCCTGCCAGCTCCGTGACAACGGCTACACGCAGACCGAGGCCGAGCAGGCGCGATGGCATACTGAGGTGCCCGCTGAGAAGCGCGATCCGGCGGGGCGTGTGGACCTCTATACCGAGGATGAATGGCTGGAAACGGTCAGGAAGGCGTTCGGACGGGGAAAACGCGAGGCATGGAAGGTTCCAGCAGTCCCAAAGAGCAACGGCGTCCATCCGGCGATTGAGCCTGATGAGATCCAAGAAGTATCGGCCGAGCCATGGGACGAGATCGTCGACCTGGCGTTAGCCGACCTTCCACCGTTTCCTGTGCGAGCCTTGCCGGAATGGATGGCGGATCACGTCGAAGCAGTAGGAACAGCGACGCAGACGCCCGCCGACCTGGCGGCGATGTTGGGCCTGAGTGTCCTAGCGACGGCCGCACAGAAGCGGGTTGAGGCGTCGCCGCGGCAGGATTGGACCGAGCCGTTGTCGCTGTTCACCGTAACCGCGCTCGCTTCGGGCAACGTCAAGAGCGGCGTCTACAACCACATGGTTGGGCCTGTCTCAGCGTACGAAATGCAGGTCGCTGAAGACATGCGAGCCGAGGTAGAAGGTGCCCGACTCGATCGGGAGATTACCGAAGGACGAATCAAGCGGCTAAAAGACCAGGCGATGAAGGCGACCAACCCGTTTGACCGGGATCGCCTTCGCGAGGAGGCAGTCGAGCTGGCATCGGCGCTCGCCGGTCGTCGGGTCGTCTCAACGCCGCGCTTTCTGGCCGACGACGCGACTCCCGAGAAGCTGGCTATCCTCCTTTCGGAGCAGGAGGGGCGCATCAGTGTGATGAGCCCCGAGGCGAACGCCTTCGAGATCATGGCGGGTCGCTATTCCTCCGGCCAGACAAACTTCACGATCTACCTCAAAGGCCATTCAGGCGACGATATCCGGGTAGACCGGGTAGCTCGGCCGACGCTTGTGATCCGCCGACCGGCAATCACCATGGGACTGCTCGCACAGCCTGACGTGTTGGTGCGCCTGGCCGAGCAGCAGGAGTTCCGCGAGCGAGGTCTACTGGCCCGCTTCCTTTTCTGTATTCCGCAGTCCTGGGTGGGCCGGCGAATCATCGAACCGGACTCAATTCCAGGAGCGATCCGCGAAACCTACGACGCCGCGCTGAAGCGACTGCTGGAGATCCCGGCCGATAGCGATAGCCGGGGAGAGCCGTGTCCGCACGTGCTGCTCTTTACCGAGGCCGCGAAGTCAGAGATAACCGCCTTCAGGACCTGGCTTGAACCTCTCCTTGCGGAAGGTGCTGAACTGGGCTATCTGGCGGATTGGGGAGGAAAGCTCGGCGGGGCGCTCGTCCGTATTGCCGCGCTCCTCCACCTGGGTGACCTGGCAGAGTACGAGCATCCATGGGAAGTGCGCGTCGACGCTTCAGTCGTCGCCCGGTCGGTCGTGATCTGTCATTACCTTCTCGCTCACGCCAAAGCCGCATTCCGCCTGATTGGATCGGACCCCGCTATTCTGGGGGCCCGCCGGGTTCTGCGCTGGCTGAAGCGCAAGCACGTCGAGCAACTGACGATGCGCGAGATCCACAACGGAATGCAAGGCACGTTCCAGAAAGTAGAGGAGCTGGAAGGGCCGCTCAAGGCTCTGGTTGACCACGGCTATCTGCGCGTTGTACCCGTCGAACGGAAGCCCGGCGCAGGTCGTGCGCCGTCACCGATCTTTGAAGTCAACCCGGCAATTTTCGCTCCCGCGAATTGTGTAGATACTGTAGATGCCTTCTAGCGTATCCATATATTCGCAGGCACGGCCGACCGCCTTTGTAGATTTTGTAGATAGGGAGCAGACATAAGAGTATAGGTCATCGGATATGCTCGCTCTCTATATACACAATATACTAAATTAAAAACATAGTTGATCATGTGGCTGTACAGAATAGCCCACATTTGAAGACATAAGGACCTCTCTACAGTATCTACACAATTCAAGGCGCCAAAAAGAGCGCAAAAGCGACGAAGGGATGAGGGGATGTCCACAGGATGGGAGGTCGTTCAGGAGGAGTTTGCCTGCAACCATGAGGCGGTTGAGATCCGCAAGATGATCGTTGCGGGCGGTCGGGTTCAGTACGCGAAACAGTGTCTTCAGTGCGGGCACAATTGCGGGTTCGTCAAGAAGGAGACAATCCCAGGGATGCAGCTCCTCCGGGGGCTAGCCGAGTTCGACCAGGGACTGCGAGAAGCACATCAGGCGAAGATGACGGCGCGGCTTCAGGAATTGCGCCAGCAGGATACCGACCACTGGTGGCGGCTCTACAATCGGTATCTGGAAAGCCCCGAGTGGAAGGCCCGCCGAAAGGCAGTGCTTGAACGGGACGCTTATGATGCCACTGCTACCCGCCTGGCCGAGGGTGCCTTCCGGAAGGCGCTACTGGCCGTCGAGGAGATCACCGGCGAGGAGGTGACGCCACGCGGACTGCTGCTGGAGACGGGATGACCCGAGAAGAGCACCTCGAAGAGTTCTACCTACAGGAGAAACGGCTGTTAGAGGAGATGCTGGACGATCTTCGGCACGCGGTGACTGCTGCCGAGGAACTGATCCAAGAGCCGGGCGGCAGTCAAACGCTCTGGATGAGAAGGCGGCTCTGGGATGAGGTGGGCCGCAGGATGGAGGAAGCGCGAAAGTCATGGCAGGCTGTCCGTCCTGATGGCGGGGTGCTTGAGTACACGACGGGGCGATTGGTCCGGCTGGCGGCTATCCGAGAACGAAAGCGCGAGTGATGCAGCCGTTACTCTCTGACGAGGAAAGTATCCTCTTTGGCCGGGTGCTGGAGCGGCTCAATCGGCGTGAGCGGAGCGCAGCGGCCTACCAGGATTGGACCGAGCACGCGGAGGCGATGGCTCACGTCTATCCGCCGGATGAGCGGCGGGAGTGGATACGCCGGGAAATGGCGCTACGGCAGCGGCTGATCGAGCACAAAGGAAGGCGACGATGACGGTCAAGGAGTTCGTCGAGCAGGTCAACGCGGTGCTGGGCGTGCCATGGCTAGCTGAACGGCGGATCATGCACACCGTCACGGTCGGCCAGGACTTCGGCGGCGGCGATGAATTGAGCGCGGTGTTCTACTACCTGGACGTGGGCCTTGGGGTGCGGCCGGATGCCGTAAACGAGGTTTGCATCGCCGATGCGCGGTGCGACGAGTGAAGAGTAGAGCGTTCCAGCCGCAGGATCTCGACGAATTGCTGGCATGGATTGAAGCGGCAGAAGAAAGTCATCCTGAAGCGACGATCTGGCATGTCGAATGGGTCTGCTTCGGATGATCCGCATTGAACGTGCCATCCGCATTCTCGCTCGCGAGCGGGACCACTACCTGCTGCGCCTGGAGTTGTGCGGGAGCGAGCGGCAGGACGCTTCCGGGTATCTGCGGATCGAGACCACGCTGCCCGCCGAACGCAGAGATGAGCTGCTTGAGATTTTGGATCGGTGGAAGGACGAGGGAGAGATATGACGCGGCTCACCAGGGCCGAGGAGGCGGTCCTCTGGCGGCAATTCAAAGAGAACGGCTGCGAGAAGGCGCGTGAGCGCCTGATCCTGGCCTATGCCTATCTCATTCCCATCACCCGGAAACGCGTCGCAAAAGCCGTCAGAGAGGCACTCTGGGACGAGATAGAGGGAGAGGGGCGACTGGCGCTCTGCAAAGCCGTGGACAAGTACGACCCGGCGAGGGGGGTGCTGTTCATGACGTTCGCGCTTCAGCACATCCGGGGGGGGATGCTCGAATGGCTCAGACGGGATGACTGGGTGCCGCGCTCGGTGCGCCAGCAGATCCGCGCCGGGGAAGAGGTCGAGTTGATTGAGGTCGTTTCGCTTGAGGACGCGATGATTGATCCGGCCGGCAGCGATGACCTGCCGCTCTCGGAGCGCCTCGCTGATCCGGACGCGGACACCGAGGAGGAGGCGACCATCGCGATAGCGCGGGCGGTCGTCGGCCGACTGGTGGATTTTCTGCCCCGGCGGCAGAAGAAGCTCATCCACATCTACTATTGGGAGAACAAGTCGTTCCGCGTGATCAGCGAGCGGCTCGGCTTCTCGGAGTCCAGAGCGCACCAGGTCCACGAGGAGACGCTCTCGCAGCTCCGGAGCTGGCTGTCAGGGTGGGAGGGCAGCTATGCCAGCCGCTAAACCGCCTTGCCGCGAGTGCGGGAAGCCGGCAAGCTCGAATAGCCGGCATCAGGTCTGCAGCGTTTGCCTGCCGTGGTTTTGCCAGCGGTGCGGAGTGCGAATGGACCGACCAAGAGCGGGACGCCATTGTACCGACTGCCATCGCGTCCGGCATGAGATCGATTTCGCTCGGAGTGGCCGCCTCTGTTACCTGTGCCGCAAACCGCTGGCCGCCGGGTGGCGACAGAGCCGCTGTGGAGAATGCCGGCATCTGGTCTACGAGGACACCTGCCGCGCCCTGCTAGCCGCTGCGCCGCGTCTGTGCCGGGATTGCTCGCAGCCATTGCCGCAAGGGCGCATGAACCAGCGCTGCACGGACTGCCTGCGCCAGCACCGGGCTGCCAACCGCAACCAGGCGCCCTGTGCTCGCTGCGGTGTGCGTGCCCGCGTGAAAACTATGTCCTATTGCCGGTCGTGTAACTCGATGCGGACTGCCTGGAGGAAAGCCTATCAGCAGGGCGATGCGGCGGCACGGCTCCTGGGCCGGATCAAGCGACGGAGGAAGTTGCAGGTGAAGGATGGCGTTCAAGCGGGAGTTGTATCCAAAAACGTGGCCGCAGATCCGCCAGCGCATCCTTGAGCGGGCGAAGAACCGCTGCGAACGCTGTGGGGTGCGGAACTACAGCGTCGGCTGGAGGGACGCAGCGGGCCGGTTTCACATCACCGGAGGCAATGAGTGGCACGACAAGGCAGCGATGGGAGAACTGCCCTATGCCGAGGCTCTGTCAGGCGTGAAGCATCTCAACGAGTGCTGTGATGGCCTGGGACCGAACGGAGAGCGAGGGATTGTGATTGTACTCACGGTGGCCCACCTCAATCACCGGCCGATGGATTGTCGCGACTCAAACCTTCGGGCGCTCTGCCAGTATGACCACCTGCGGCATGACGTGGAGATGCACCAGCGGGTCGCCCGCCGAAACCGCGAGAAACGATTAGCGGCGATTCAGCCGCGTTTACCGTTGCAAGTAAAGGAGCAGTCATGAGAAAAGACTCCTGGGCTCGATTTGAAAGCAAGTTTATTGTCCAGCCGACGGGCTGCTGGCTATGGCAGGCGGGGGATCAAAGGCGGATATGGCTCTTATGTCAGCGGAGGTCACAACCGAGGTGTTCAAGATTGCGCTCATCGGTGGGCTTGGATGTTTCTCAAGGGAGCCTTTCCGCCAGGAAAGATAGCGCATCACACCTGTGAGAACAAACTCTGTGTCAATCCTGAGCATCTGATTTGGACGACCCGATCAGAGCATCCGAAGCTGCACGATAACTGGGGAGTTCGATTAAGCCCAAGGATATGGCGTCGTGCGCACTGCGTGAACGGGCATGCGTACGACGAAATTAATACCTACCGAACCCCTGGGGGCTTGCGCCGCTGCCGGACTTGCATGCGCAACCAATCGCCTCGTGCACGAAAGCAAAGGAGTTAAAAGTAACGTGAACAAGCAGTCAACCCACGGCCATAACGAAGAAGCGCCGGTCTTGGCGTCGCTCCAGACCGAGGAGACCGCGCCGGGAGCGGAAGCGCCGGGAGCCGGCCAGCAGTGGCACGGCCGCTGGCTCTCGGGGTCGTGGAAGGTGCAGGTCACGACCCGCCCCAACCTGAACGTCCCGCGCCAGGTGCTCACCGAAACCGTCGTCACCGGCGGCTACTGCGAGTTGGTGGGTGAGCCAGCCGCCGCACCGACCCCGACGCCGGTTCCTACGCCCATCCCAACACCGACGCCTACTCCGACGCCGGTCCCGACCCCTACTCCCGGCCCAGTCCCGCCGACGCCGACGCCCGAGGGCACGCTCGGCTATGTGGCCTTCGACGCCAAGTCAACCGGCACCGGAGCGCAGGATAACCCCTGGACGATCATGGACGCGCTGACCGGGAAGCTCGCCTCAAAGCTTGCGGCGGGCGGCACCGTCTACCTCTTGCCGGGCACCTACCACGCGCCGCAGCTCGACAGCGAAGGCGTCGGCTACCTGATGACTGTCTCGGGCACGCCCGCGAAGCCGCTCGTGTTCCGTGCCGCGCCAGGCGCTCGAGCGATCATTGACGGCGGGCTGGCGTGGTGGGGCGGCAGTCATGACGTGTGGCTGCAGGATCTAGAGTTCATCGTCTCGGAAGCGAAGCCGTTCGGCACGAGCGGGAGCAACCCGTCACCGGCAGGCAGTCCTCGCGGCGGTATCCACGTCTACTCGGGTGGGGCAGGAAACAAGTGCATCAACTGCTTGCTCGGCGCACAGAACGATCAGCAGGGGAAGGGCAACCGGCAGGGAGCGTCGATCTGGCAGCCGTCCAGGGAGTTCGAGATGTACGGCTGCTGGATCGGTGATAACGGTTGGGTCGGGACAGACAGAGGCCACGGCCACGGCGCTTACATGCAGAACCCGCCTGGCAGCTACCGGAAGTATGCTCGAGAGAACATCTTCTGCCACCGCAACACGCGCAGCTACGCGGCGGGCCGCTACCAGTTCCACATCTATGGCGAGAGCCCGATGTTGAGCAATATCACCGCCGAAGGGAACGTCGTCATCGGCGGCGAGCCGAGCCTGTTCAGCGATGGCTTCTCTTCCTCACCGTCGGCGGGTCACGAGCTGATCGGGAACCTGTTCGCGGGTGGGCGGGTGCAAGTGGCTTCCTCGCCGGTGGCGCCGGCCAGGATCAGCCGCAACACCTGGTTCAACGGAACGCTGGAGATCGTGGGCGATGGGAGCGGGCAGATCGTGGACGGGAACCTGATCGTGCCGCCCTCGGCGAAGCCGACTACGCCGACTGTCTCGTTCCGGCCGAACAAGTACGACACGAACCGGGCGCATCTGGTCGTCACTGACTGGCAGAAGACGGGCCAGGTGAAGGCGCAGCTCACCGGGTGGGAAGGGCAGAGCGTGCGCTTACTCGATCCTACTGACCTGTGGGGGGCTCCTATCTTCGCGGGGAAGGTGCCTGCCGAGGGGCTCGCGGTTCCGGTAGGAAGCTACGGTGCAGCGGCGTTTGTGGTGGTCAAGGGATAGGCCAGGCGCAGGCGCTGGCGGAGGAGCGATGATGCCAAAGGTAGCCCCGATGAACGAGGAGGAGTGGAAAAAGGCGAGAGCCAAGCACCGCGAAGATATACGGCGCATCCCGACGTGGCAGCTAAAAATGTGGCTGGCGAACACTGACAGCGAATGGAAAGCAGCCCATTTCCGAGAGGAGCTTGCAGCGCGGGCACTGGTGGAGAGCGCCGAGGAGGGGTGAGGGGTGAGTGAGCGATGACTAGAGAGGAGTCCGACCTGATCAACTTTGGAACGATAGAAGAACTGCGCGAGTTAGCCGACCGATTGGCGAAGGAGCGCGACCACTGGAAGGAACAGGCGGAGTTAGCCAATCTCGACTGGATGTTGGCCGTCCAAAAACAGAAAGAGCACGGGTCAGGTGAGAGGGGTGAGGGGTGAGTGAGCGAATAAGCGACAAGCACGTTCTCGACATGATCACTGATTACTGTAGGCGAAGCCTGGACGCTGACCCGAGGCAGTGCATCTGCACTCGCTGGCTCAAAGACGGCCAGGAACGCACCAAGGCGGATTTGGATGAGCATCATCCTGCCTGCCCCGTACTGAAATCGAGAGAGTGGAGGCCACTCGTGGAGGATGGCCGGATGCCCCACGAGAGCTTCCTGTGGAGCTGGGATCGGAAGGCGGAATGAGAGCGGCTCCTGCGGGAGAATGCACCTGTGCGGGCTTCCGCGAGGATCTGTGCCCGCACTGCCAGGAGATGAACCTCTGGGCGCACGAGGTGCTATACGGGGCAGAGGATGAAGGTGACGACGAGGTAGGCCGGGATGATGACGACGGCTACGATAGAGACCCCGAAGACTGGGTTAGCTGGTTAGGCCAGGCGCCGTTGTGGCTGACGTAATGCGCGTTATCGGAACTTGACTGGTTAAATACAAAGCAAGCGAGGGGCTAGCACAAAATGACGGGTGAAACAGAGGTAGTCGAGGACTGCGGCCACCCCATCCTTGACACCATAGGTAATATGGCCGTGCGACTGATGGAGTTAACTCGCGAGCGGGATACAGCCCTAAAGCAGACTAGCCGCCTGCGAGATGCAGTTGAGGCTGTCCTGATGTTCCATTCTGCTGGCCCGTGGGACACGCAGAAGCTACTGAAGTGGGATAGACATACCGGCTGCGCGGAGGCCACTACCAAGGGATTGTGTGACGTGCTGCGGAAGGCGCTGGAGGCGGAATGAGCTACTTCAATGACGAGCAACTCGGACACCTGCGGTTCCTTGACTCGCTCAAGCCAGAAGAGAAGTGTGACTGCGGGTGGTCAAAGCGCGGCGAGTGCTTCGGCCAGTGTTGGGGAGACGAAAGCAAGGGCGGCGCGAAGCCACGGTTGACGGGCGACAGCTTACAGTCGTCCCCGTAACATAACCTGAGTTATCGGAACTTGACTGGTTAAATAGCTGCCAAGGAGAGAACTATGCCGATCCCTGAACCGCTGACAGACGCTGATAGATACGACGCTGCGATTGAGACCGGGGCTGATCTGCTCAAAGAGAACCTCGAACTCAAGGCCAAGGTGCGCCGTCTTCGGGATGCATTGGAGGCAGTGCTGATGTTCCACTCTGCGGGTCCGTGGGGTGTGCAACAGCAGTTGAAGTGGGACCGGCTAACCGGCTGCGCCGAGCCCACCACTAAAGGTCTCTGCGACGTGGTGCGAAAAGCCCTGGAGCCTACCGCAGCGCCTACCGCCCCGCCAGGTGGGCAGGAGGAGGACGCATGAGCGAGCACCTGGTCTATCGCGCCCAGGATTGGGCCACTATCTCCAGCGATCTGCCGCCGACGCGGCCGTTCACGCATCACCTGCGCAACAAGGCGAAAGCCGCGACGGATCGTTTCGGGCCTGACTATCCATTCGCGGAGACGGTCCACCCTGATACCGCCGTCGATATCAAGAAGATCGCGCATCTCAAAGGAATTGAGACAGCGTCTGGCGGGCAGGAGGAATGAGGAGTGATCAGAAAAGCCGACTTGAACCTATGCATCGTGTTAGCAGGTGCCTTGCTCCTGGGATCTCTCTGGGGCGAGCGTTTCATCAGCGTCGACGCCGCAAACAGCGCGAGCAAGGCCACTAGAAGCCGCTCACAGCCTCCGCAGGGGTCTGCTGCTCCTTCCGCCGCTTCGAGCTATGATGTACCGATCTCGGGCTCGGTGCTCGATAGCATCGGACGGCGGCTGACGATCTCGGGAACCGTCCATCTGGAGTTGGCCGAGCCCTCGCCGGTTCCGGTGCCACCGCCGGTCGGGATTACGTTCGGCGGCATCGTGGACAGCTTTGGGACGCCGGTAACGCAGGCGACGGCAGGCAAGGTGCTGTTCCTCAAAGGCGCGGGCTTCCCGATGACGAGCGACGTGCCGCCCGTGTCGCCTTCCTCGCTGCGCCTCTCGATTGCCGATCACAGCCTGATCGTGAGCGCGTGGACGCATACCTCAGTGATGTTCTCGATCCCAAATACCTTCAGCGATACGCTCACCGCGCCAGTCACCGGAAAATTCTCCGTGTGGAGGCAGCAAGCGGGTCAGTGGCAGTTGCTTGGCAGCGGCGGCACTCTGACGATCCTGCCGTCGCCGCGAGTGGGCGCACCGCGCCGGTGATGGGGTTCTACTCGCCGCGCACCCGCCGGGGAGAGCGTGCTTATAACGCGAAGCTCACCGACGCGCAGGCGGAAGAAGCGCGGCGGTTGTGGGCGGAGGAGGACCACACGCTGAAGCAGATCAAGGCGCGGTTGGAGCTTCAGTGCAGCATTCCGACCCTCTGGAGAGTGGTCACGGAGAAGCGCTACAAAAAGACAGGTTGACGTTTACCGAATGTTGCCGTGTAGATTGGGGGTTGAGTGTAACCATCGTTCTATGAACCCCTTCGCATGGGCGGCCTTCCTGCAGGGGAAGGCCGTTTTTTCGTTGGGAGTGGAGAGAGCCTGTGCATCCGACTCCGCTCGACGACCGATTGGCATGGCAGGCAGCTATCGACGCGTGGCGAAAGATGCTGCCACCGTCGCCTGTTCCTGACTTCCTGACCGGCGTCGTGCCTCGTCCTCCCGATCCCCGCGACTGGGAAGCGCACCGCGATCCCAAGATCGCCCAGAACCTGATGGTCGGCGCTCCCGAGTCAGGCGACCTGCTGCAATACATCAAGGGCGCTCCGCTCAATCAGGGCGCGATTGGCTCGTGCTGCTCGCATACCGCCGCGCACGGTCAGTCGGTCTTCCAGCAGGAAGAGGAAGGCATCTGGCGCTACTTCGACGCGCCGCGCATCCATTCCGAGACAGGCCCGATCAATCAGGGGCGCTTCCCCGAGGACGTACTGAAATACGGCCGCGACCGGGGCTTTCCGGTTGCTAACGGCGAGCAGCGGTTCTTCGTCGAAGCCTGGGCGTATGTGAACAAAGATGCCCTGTGGGATGCGACGATCATCGCGGCGTTGATGGCCGGGAAGCCACCCTGGCTCTCGTTTCTGATCCCCTCGAACTACTCATGGGAATGCTCCGGGGATATGACGCAGGGGTATCATGAGAACCTGATCGTCGGCTGGCGTCCAGGCGCGAAGCTCTGTTTCAACTCCTGGGGCAGTGGCTTCGGTCATAACGGGCTTTGCTGGGTGCCGGATGCCTACCTAAAACAGGCGAATTTTCAAAACGGCCTTTGTGTCGTGGTCGTCCCGGTAGACCAGCGGGCCGCGCCAACGCCGAATCCGGTGCCGATCCCGACTCCCACTCCTACGCCCACACCTACCCCAACGCCAACACCGACGCCAAACCCTATGCCCAATCCCGACTTCGTTTCCGAGGTCCTGCGCCTCACGAACGCCGCACGTACGCAGGCAGGACTTCAGCCGTTGAAGCTCCACCCGGCGCTCACCAAAGCCGCGCAGGACTACGCGCTCCTGATGGGCCAGAAGAACCATTACGGCCACGAGGGACCGGACGGATCGACGCCGATCCAGCGAATGACGGCAGCGGGACTACCGAGCGGCTGGACGAATTGGGGTGAGAACATCGCGGCAGGGCAGTCCGATCCGAGCGCGGCACCCGGTAAGACCGGGGCCTGGCAGGTGAGTGCGATCCAGAACGGCGTGATCCTGACGCCGGACGAGGACCAGCAACAGCACCAGGCTCCTGGCGGTTCGATGACCGACTGGATGAACAGCCCTGGACATCGGGCGAATATCCTCTTTCCTGCCTTCACTCACTTCGGAGTCGGATACGCCCAGGTTCCCGGTTCACAATACGTCAATTATTGGACCGTAGATTTCGTCAGGCTACCGGACAGCACACCGACCCCAGAGCCGACCCCGGAGCCGCTCCCAACGCCTACACCGACTCCTGTGCCTACGCCCACTCCTACACCGACTCCCACCCCGTCACCGACCCCTCCTTCCTCGGTGACGGTGGTGGGCTCTTTGGCAGGTGGCGGGCTGGAGTTCGTAAAGCCGGGTCTCAATCTGACCGCTGTCGGTGGCGGCTTTACGGGCACGCTGCTGGTGCAGAACGTGACGCCGGGCCCGAACCCGGACCCAGGCCCCGAGCCCGAGCCACAGCCGCAGCCGGGACCGGAGCCCGAGCCGAACCCGACGCCAGGTGATCTGACGGTCGAGTTATCGCTGATCCGTGACCCGAGGCGCGGGCTCTTGGCGGGGGTGAAGGTGACGGGTGCGGAAGAGATCCCGGCGACGCTCTCCTGGGACGTGGGTGGGACGCTCCCGGCACAGGTGCTGGTGAACGGGGGGCAGGTCTGGGGGCGGCTTTCAGGCGTATCGAGCGGTCAGGAGGTCACCGTGACAGCGACACAAGGGATACACCGTGGCAGCTCGACGAAGGCCGCTCCTTAGGTGCGCCTGGTGCCGGCACCCGATTGGCTTCCGGCGGTGAACCTGTTCATCCTGGTCGCGGTGCTCGTCTCGCTGGTGCCGCTGATGTACTGGTTCTACAAGACCCGGCCTGTTCTTTCGGCGCGGCTGTTGGGTATCGTCGAGGAGATGAAGCACGAGCTGCCCCCGGCGCTGGTCGGCGAGATCATGACCCGCTGGGACCTGAACCGCTGGTCCGAGCGTCTGGACGATCTGGAATCACAGGTGGACCATCTTTCCAGGCAAAGCGAGCAGAACGGTGACGAGCCGTTCCCAGGAAAATAATGATTGGAACTCGCAGGAAAGCTGGTCTCGTTCGCGGCGTCCTTACTGGCGCTCTTTGGCGTGGTGGCGCTCGCGGCCAATGGCCGCACCTGGGCGACGCAGCAGGCGATCAAAGCGGTGCGCGACGAGCTGGCTTACGTCCGCGATGAGCTAAAAAGAAAAGATGAGGAGCTGCACAACTTCCGCCAGCAGCGCAAAGAGCACGAGGAGAAGCTCAAGCACCTGGAGCGGCGGTTCGCGGAGCTAGAGGTAATCGAGCGCAACCGCCGGCTGGCGATCTATACCTTCAGGGAATACGTCCGGCGGTTAGAAACGAACTGCGGCCGGCGGGGCGTGGAACTGCCCGAACGGCCGGAAGGGCTGGATGACCTGTGACCGCACATCTGACCGAGTACCTGATCGCGCATCAGAAGCTAATCGAGCGGATGCTCAATATCAACGAGTATCTGAACGGCGTCACGGTCCTCATCCTGCTCGCCGTCATCGTCGCGCTCTGGCACCAGCAGGGAATGCTCCAGCGGATCGAGCGGCAGGGCACTCGTGCGCGTTGACTCGGAGATGCGGGCCTTGCGGGAGCGGATCAGCCTCCTCGAAGCGGAGATCGAGCGGATGAGAGAGGCGGAGCATACCCTGCGGGGACAGATGGCTTCGAGAATCGAAGTGGCGTGGTTCCACGCTGCACTCGACCAGCGGGGCGTGCCGCGAGAGGACGAACAGGCACGGCTGTTGACCCTAACGCAGCGGTTAGACTGGCTGGCAGGGAAGAGAGGTTAGGATGCTCTGGATATGGCAGGTAGCGCCAAGTGTGGCGCACGCGGCGAACGCGAACGCGCAGGCGTGGACCGCCGAGGAATGGCGCGACGTATTGGTGGGAGTTATCGGCGCGATGTGGCTCGGGTTCAACACGTGGCAAAACTCCTACCTGAGGAAGCAGAACGACCAGATTTCCGCACAGGTCGCGGTTCACGAGGAGAACTCCCAGGCTCGAGCGGCAGCCCGCGGCGACCTTCCCGCCGCCGGTCCTTCGGATGTGAGGCTCGGCTAATGAGCGGGATCTTCGGCATGGACCTCCGTCTCCAGCGGGAGAACGAGCGCCTGAAGCGGGAGCTGGCCCGCGAGAAGGCGGATAACCTTGAGCTGCTGCATCAGAACGCCACGCTCAAGGAGGATGTCGCCCAGTGGAAAGCCTACGGGCAGCAACTGGGCGCCTACGGACAGATCATCAACGACAACCTGAAATGCCTCCGCGAGGAGGTGCAGTGCTTGGGCAAAGCCCAGGAGAGGAGCTTTAAACACATGTCGGAGCAGCTTACAAGCCTCAATTCGGCACTCGACGAGGTAGATAGCGCCGTGACTGGCCTCGCGCAGGCCGTCGCTAACGAGACGCAGCAGGTCCTGGCCGAGCTGGAGCGGCTGAACAACCAGAACCCGAACATCGACCTGGGACCGGTGATCAACCGCGTGACGGGGATGCGTGACAACGTGAACCAGCAGGCGCAGAACGTCTCGAACATCATTGCCGACGCCGCGCCCGAGCCGGTGCCCGCGCCTGAGCCGGGACCGGAGCCCGCGCCGGGTAGCCGACGCAAGTGAAGTTCGGCGATATCCGCCGCCTCCTCGATTACGAAACGGTGATCGAGGAGGTGGTGGACCGCTTCAAGGCGGCGAAGAACGCGAAGGTAGGGGATGAGGTCGTGATCCCCAACGTGCGGACGCGGGTCGGGAAGCAGCTCTGGCAGGTAGATGAGCACAAGATGAGGCGGTTGGAGTAGCGATGGCGCAGCCTGACTTCACGGTGGAGTTCCTCGATCCGAGCGACCTATCACCGCACGGACTGAACTTCAGACGCCATTCGGCTCCGCAGCGAACGGCACTCGACGCCTCGCTCAAGGAGCACGGGTGGCTGTCTGCACCGATCGTGAACCGGCGCACGGGGATGCGGATCATTGACGGTCACGCCCGCGTTGAGCTAGCGCTGTCGGAAGGACAGGCGACCGTTCCCTGCCGCGTCATTGACGTGCCCGAGGAGCAGGAGAAGCGCATCCTGCGAGCCTTCGACCAGATCGGCGCCATGGCCGACGAGGACACCGAGGCGCTCGACCGGCTCATCGCCGAGATCAACGACGCCGACCTGGAGCGGCTGCTGGGCGAGCTGGAGGAGGAGGGCGGCGGGTCGGGACTGGTCGAGGGAGCCGACGAAGACGCCATTCCCGAAGACGCCCAGACGCGCTGCCAGGTGGGCGACGTCTGGGAATTGGGCTGGCACCGGATCGGCTGCCTGGACTCGCGGGATGAGGAGCAGGTGCGGCGGCTGGTGGCCGATGATAAGCCGGGGATGGTGTTCGCTGATCCGCCCTATGGCGTCGACATCGTTCAAGTTTCCGCTGGCACGCGAGATCCTGATAAGTACGGCTATGCCTTCGGCGGCGTAAAGAACGGGAAGCGCGGCACCGTCGGTGCCGCGAAGCCTTTTGGCTCCGGAGCGGTTAGAGGCTCCGTCGGAGCCTCTAACCTGATTGATGTGGGCAAGTACGCCCCGATCATTGGGGACGAGACGACCGATACCGCCGTGACCGCGTGCACGCTCTGCGCCTCTCTCTGGCCCGATGCAGTGCAGGTCTGGTGGGGCGGTAACTACTACGCCAACGCGCTGCCGCCTTCGTCCTGCTGGCTGGTCTGGGACAAGGAGAACACCGGCAATTTCGCTGATGCCGAGCTGGCCTGGACCAACCAGAAGACAGCGGTGCGCATCTTCCGCCACATGTGGAACGGGCTGATGAAGGACAGCGAGCGCGGCGAGAAGCGCGTCCATCCGACCCAGAAGCCGGTCGCGCTGGCCGAGTGGGTGTTCACCTCCTACGGCAAAGAGGGCGACACGATCTTTGATCCGTTCCTCGGGAGCGGCATGAGCCTGATCGCAGCGGAGAAGATCGGCAGGCGGCTGATCGGAGCGGAGTTGTCGCCTGAATACATGGACATCGCTGTCGAGCGTTGGCAAAGGGCGACTGGCCGCGAGGGGAAGCTGCTGGCACGGAGCGCGTAGGCGCGAATACTTGAGTCATGGACTTGCAAATGGGAAGGGTGTCACAAGAGGTCAGCAAGGAACGAGAGCGCGAAGCGTGGCGACTGCGCCAGCACGGATGGACGCAGCAGCGGATCGCGGATCAGTTGGGCGTGACGCATCAGGCGGTAGACCTGATGCTTTCGCGTATCGAGAAGAAGCTGGCCGAGCAGTTCAAAGAGCAGGCTGCCGAGATCAAGGCTCGGCAGACCGCCATTCTCGAAGTCGTCACCGACGAAGCGCTGACCCAGTGGCGTCGTTCCTGCGAGGATGCTGTGACCGAGGTCACCGTGAAGGGCAAGGTGACCGGCAAAGGCGGGAAGGCGCAGGGAAGCGGCGACAAGGATGAGAGCCGCGCCCAGGTGACCCGAACCGTGGTGGGCCAGAGCGGTAACGCGTCGCTTTTGGCGCAGGCCCGTGGCGCCATGTCCGATGTGCGCACGATCTGGGGATTGGACGCACCGAAGCGCGAGGAATGGACCGGCAAAGATGGAGGTGCTATCGAGATCCACGATACCCGAGCCGAACTTGCTGCTCGACTCGCTGCTCGCGCTGCCAGACGACGAGCGGACAGCGATGATCCGGGAGCTACCGGAGGCGACCGCTGAACGCATCCTGTGGGACTGGCCGCTCTGGGCCCGCCCGAACCAGCTCGCGCCGCCCGGTGACTGGCGCGTGTGGCTGGTGCTCTCCGGGCGTGGGTTCGGCAAGACACGGCTCGCGGCCGAGTGGGTGCGTGCCAAGGCGGAAGCGATGCCGGGAGCGCGGTTCGCTTTGATCGGGCAGACGGCAGCGGATGTCCGCGACGTGATGATCCGCGGCGAGAGCGGCATCCTGGCGGTCAGCCCGCCGTGGTTCCGGCCGATCTACAATCCGAGTATGCGGCTGTTGGTGTGGCCGAACGGCACGGAAGCGCATACCTATTCGGGCGATAGTCCCGACCAGCTCCGAGGCCCGCAGCACCATGCTTGCTGGTCCGATGAGCCTGCGAAATGGCGTTATCTCACCGAGGCGTGGGACAACATGGAGATGGGCTTGCGGTTGGGAGAGCAGCCCCAGGCGGTGGCGACCACGACGCCGCGCCCGCTGCCGCTCTTGCGCCGACTGCTCTCTGATCCGTCATGCGCCGTCACTCGCGGTCATAGTTTCGAGAACGCGGAGAACCTGCCGGCCACCTATCTCGATCGGCTGCGTGCTCTTTACGCCGATACTCGCCTTGGGCGTCAGGAGTTGGCTGGAGAACTTCTGGAGGACGTTGAAGGGGCGCTCTGGACCCGCGATCTCCTCGAGCAGTACCGAACCCACGAGACGCCACAGATGGTCCGAGTGGTGGTCGCGGTTGACCCGGCTGTATCCGAGGGAGAGAACGCGGCAGAGACGGGCATCATCGTCTGCGGCAAAGGGACCGACGGGCACGGCTATGTGCTGGACGACCGCAGCCTGTCGGAGAGCCCGCTCAACTGGTCGCGGGAGGTGGTGGCCGCTTACAGCCGCCACCGCGCCAACCTGATCGTCGGCGAGAAGAATCAAGGCGGCGACCTGATTGAGAACACGCTGCGCACCGTGAAGCCGGGCATCGCCTTCAAAGGGGTCCACGCCAGCCGGAACAAGGTGGCCCGCGCCGAGCCGGTGGTCTCGCTCTACGAGCAAGGGAAGGTCCATCACGTCGGGATGTTCGCGGCGCTGGAGGATCAGCTCTGCGGGTGGGTGCCGGGCGAGAAGTCGCCAGACCGCCTCGACGCGCTAGTGTGGGGAATGACCGAGCTATTCAACCTCGACGAGGAGCCACCCAACCCGCTCGAAGGCATGGTGCTGACGATGGGCGCCAAAAGTAAGTGGGCCAACCCAGGAGCGTAATATGCCAACGGTCACCTACAACCGCAAAGCTCGCGCCGCCCGCGCTCCGCACCGGCCGCCCTCGGCCCTCTACGGCCAGCGCCTGCGCGTCACCCAGGATGATCCGCTCGCGGGCGTCCTGGCCGGGCTCACCTACCTCGCGCCGCCCGACAGCGAGAGCACCTGGCGCACCGGGAAGCTGGACGCCAACACGCTCGACAAGATGCCGCCAGCGCGGCTCTTGGAGCTTTTGGCCGACCTTTCGCCCGAGATCAGCCTCGCGCTCTGGCAGTTCAACCGCTTTTGCAACCCCGGCTTCGACGTGAAAGCCTACACGCCCGGCACGACGAAGGTGAATACCCGCGCCCAGGCCGCCCTAGACGCGTTCCTGACGGTTCTCGGCGACCTCTACGGCTCGATTGACGTGGTGATCGCAAGGATGTATATCAACGCCTGGATGCGCGGCGGGTTCTTCGCGGAGATCGTCCTCGACAAGGCGGGCCGGATGCCGATAGACCTGGCGACGCCCGATGCTCGCTGGCTCCAGTTCCGCCGCGAGATTGATCCCGATCGGGGCGCAGTCTGGGTCCCGTACCAGTGGCAGGGATCGGAGCAGGTGCGGATTGATAAGCCGACCGTGCGCTACGTGCCGATTGACCCGCTGCCCGGCTCACCCTACGGCCGCGCTCTCGCCTCACCCGCTCTCCATGTGACGATCTTCACCCTGGGGATGCTCCACGATCTGCGACGGGTAGTACAGCAGCAGGGCTGGCCGCGCCTGGAGATCATCCTCGACCTGGAGCAGCTCCTCAAAACCGCGCCTGCCGATCTGATGGGCGACTCCGACAAGCTGCGGGCCTGGCTCGATGACGTAGCACGTGGCGTTGGTGACGCTTACAAAGTTCTCGAACCGGATGATTGTTACATCCATACAAGCGCCACCTCGTTTGGTTCCCCTGTGGGCACCGTCGACTCCTCCAGCCTTGGCGCAGTAGACGGGCTGATTAACATGCTCGAAAGGATGTGCGTGCGGGGGATCAAGAGCACAAACTTGCTAATGGGACTGGCAGAGCAGGGCTCGGAAACTCACGCCAACAGAGTGTACGAATTTCACATCCAAGGAATCAAGGCAGTCCAGCATTTGGCAGAAGGACTGCTGGAATACCTGATGGAGTTGGGCCTCCGAGCGCAGGGTATCCAGGCTACGGTTGAGTGGCGCTTCTCTGAAAACCGGGCGGCGGAAATGTTACGCGATACCCAAGTTGCCAAGCTGCGACTTCAGAACGCAGCGCTGGCGTACGCGCTCGGTTACGTGAGTCAAGACGAAGCGGCGACTATGGCGCTTGATCGCGAGAAGGCCGATCAGGAAGCGCCCCGCATCCCGACCGCTGGTATTCAAGGTGGTGGCGGTGGTGGTGCGACGAACCCGGAGGCGGTGCAGGCGGAACCGGGCTCGAACCGGGTGCTGGCTCTGGTAGATCGGTGGCTGGAGGAGCCGGAGGAAAAGGGGAACGGTGACTGGGAGGAACTGAAGTCGGCGCTAGAGGAGCACCGGCTCGGAAGCCGCCCGCTCTTTGCTGCCAACGGAAATGGGAACGGGAAGCACGAATGAGCTATCGCTGCCTGTTCGAGAGCGACATTCGCGGTCATGGTGTCACCGGATCGCGGACCTTCTGCGACCGCTACGAGCGCGGCGACGCGATGACCCGAGAGAAGGATCAGGACCCGACCCTGCCGCTCTGCCCTCGCTGCGAAGCGGAGTGGCAAAGACGGCGGGCTGCTGCTGACCGGGTAATTAGCCGGGGAATACAGGTGGGATGAGCCGTAGTGTCTACGACTGGAAGTATGACGAATATCGCGGCGGCTATGTCAACCGCCACACCGGGCAGGTGGTTCCCTACGAGCTGGTGCGCCGAGCAGGGATCGTCTCCGAGAGCTTGCTCAAAGCCCGCACGGAAGGCGCGAGAGCGGCGCTCCTCTATACCTTCGACCGGATCAACGAGCTGGCCGCCTCGCTTTCCGCGCAGGAGAGCGCCGAAGGAGTGATGCCCTGTCCCTGCTGTGAGGGTGCGGGTTCCTTCCTGCACTGCCTGATGTTCGTTCAGTGCAGCGTGTGCGGTGGGAGCGGGAAGCTGAAGCGGGAGGAGGAGCCGTGAAAGAGTGCATTGCGCCGGATGAAGAACTGGCTCGGCTCTGCGCGGAATGGGGACTGCATCCTGAGGAAGCACTACCCCGAGGCGAAACGTGGCTGCACGAGCGTCGGAACTGGCAGGCAGAAGTGCGCGGGCTGCGGGCACGGATTGCCTCTTTGGAGCAGGATATCGTCGCCGAGCGTAACGAGAAGAAGCGCATGGCAGACGTGGCGCTCTCCTTTGGCTGCCACCTCGCTGGCTGCATTCACGATCACGCGAACGACTGCAACTGCGGGCTTTGGCGGGAATTGGGGATGGTGCCGTGAGGCGCAGTAAGGCGAAAGACAAGCTGGCGGATATGATCGAAGAAGCCATTGACGCCAGGATTGAGGAGCTGATGGAGTACTGCGAGAAGCACCGGCTTTCCTGCTCCGTGGACGTGAAGGTGTGGAAGTGGGGAGAGAAAGCGGAATGAGCGATGAGGAGCGGTTCGCCGCCGAGGTGAGACGACAGCTTGAAGCTGCTGGCGTCGTGCAGAAGCAGCGGCACTGGTCGCGAGCGCGGTCACAGGGTGTCTGGGAAGATCCGCGCTACACGCTGGAGAGCACCGGCCGGATGGAAGAAAGCCGGGGATGAGGGAACTGTGGCCGCTGGCGGTTGCGGCGGCCGTGCTGGTGGTGTTGGTGGTCGTCGGGCTGCGCTGGACGAGGTTCTGGTGATGACGAAACCGTGCAAGCAATGCGACGGAACCGGGAAGCAGCTCCGCTGGCTCGGTGAGGTTGAAGCCTGCGAGGCTTGTTCGGAGACCGGGATTATCGAGGTTGTCGAGGAGCCGCTCACGCCGTGGCAGCAGCAGATCGAGAGCCGGGTCGCGTATCTGGAAGAGTGGTTAAAGCACCAGGAGCCGCTCGGTGACCCGGAAGTGACGGCTCAATGCCAGAAGATCATCAAGGACTTCATCATGAAAGAGCGCCCATGACACCGCCGATGCTGCTTCGTTCCTGTCCGGTGTGCGGTGGCCGCGGTCGTCGCCCGATCCCTGGTCTCCCCGGCCTCACTGACTGCGACGCCTGTTCCGGCAGCGGGAGGGCTCAAGCTGACCTGGATATTATCCCATTCTCCGAGGAAGCGACGACACCGAACATCCAACACCGAACACCTAACACCGAAAGGGTGAAGAGGAAGCGATGACCGTACCCAAAGAGCACAAATGCCCGCACTGCGGCTGTCGTTGCGCGTGGAACGGCAGCGCCTGGATCATCGTGGATACTCACGGCCGCATGTCGCTCTCGGGAAGCGAGTTCGGCAAGGTGGAGCCGGAACCGGAACTGCGGAAGTGCCCACAGTGCAGACGACCGCTGCAGATTGGCAAGGCGAGAGTCGAGGAGGTCGTGGAGTGAGCGCCATCTGCCACTACGTCTGGCGGATCTGCGCGGACTGCTCGCGGCGGCTAAAAGCGCTGGAGGATGAAGCCTGCCCGGTGTGCGGAGGAGCGCTCGTGGACGAGAGGAAGCTCACGGAGCGGCAAAAGGTGAAGCGATGAGCGAGAAGCTCAAATGGCGATGGTGTTCCACGTGCTACAAATGGCGACAGGTGCCGACGATGCAGTGCCCCGCGTGCGGCGGGATGATGAGCGTCGGGCGTATCTCCCGCGAGGAGAAGCCGGTTGATCCGCGTCTGCAGGAGCCGGTCGGGAACCGGGAAGTGAAGCCGCTGTGAATGAGACATACGCCTGCTGTTGGAATCGGGTGCTAACGCTCATCGAAGTTAAACACCTTCACTATCTCACAGCTTCGATTGGCTACGACCGCGCAGCATTATTGATGGGCGGTCAGAAGGTTCCGGCTTACGTTTGTGAGCCGGTCGCTAACCGGGAGATGAAGCCGTTGTGAGGATGATCTGTCTCGACGATCTGCGCGGCTCGCTCCTCGTCACGATTGTCGCCTGCGCCTGCGGGCAGCGACTCAAGGTTGCGGAAGGCGGCGCGGTGCCCCGCTGCTGTGGGTTGGCGCAGATGGTCGAGCATCGCACGGTTGCCTGCGCGAATGAGTGCCTGGAGAGTTGTGGCTGTCCGTGTCATGGAAGCGGACAGCGCCGGGCAGGAGACTAGTTTTCATTGCTGACGATGGCCGATGAGCGAAGAGAAGAAACCCGCGAGCGGTCCCCGCGAGAGCGCGGCCTGCGCTTTACGGATGTGCGCGACCAGACCGGGCGGCTGCTCTTTCGCATCTCTTCGGCCGGTATTCTGGAGATCCGCAAGAAGGGTGAGACCGTCCTCATCAACCTTTGGGACTACCTGAGCGAGGCGGAAGGATGATCCTGGGTCCCGACGATCTGCACCTCCTCTTCAATGACGAGACGAATAAGGCCGTGCTCTGGCGCAAACGACAGCAGGCCCAGAATGTCGTCCTGCTTGAGTTCGAGATGCGAAACGACACCGTGCGCCGCTGGTTCCTCCGGTGGGGCTGGTGTCCACGCGGCGAATATCTGCTCGGATCACCCTCGCACGTTCACGCGCCGGCCTATGGGGAGTGGTTCACGCCGCTGTTCGACTTATCGCATGACGGGCCGATGCACAAGGGCGGGCGGTCAGGGATCGGCATTCACGGCGGCGGAACGGGTCTCTCTGACCCCTACGCGCTGCACCAGGGGTGGGTTCCGACTCACGGCTGCTTGAGAGTCCAGAACGAGGACAACGCCGCGCTCGTGCAGTTCGTCAAGGAGTGCCAGGCGGCAGGGCACAGCGCTTATATCACTGTCACTGGAACAGCGGGCACGCGCTGATAGGTTGCAACCAACCGCAACCGGTGTTATAATCCTCGATAGATAGATTTCTGCACAACTGAATAGCGCCAGAGCGCCATGAGCGCCCTTCGGACGACAGACTGCCTCCGAGCAGCGTCCGCGAGGGCGCTTTTTGCGTACCTGCCCGGAGGGGCTCTGGCGATGCCGGAAGACGAGATCAGCGAACCGGGTTCCACCACCGAGCCACAGGGCCACGCTTTCGCCTTCCCGGCGCGAGTCATGCCGGTCGAGGAGCGAGCCCAGGCTGCTTCTTCCGACGATGAGCTGCTCGCTATTGCCCGCGCCCAGGCGTCCGATCCGGCTATCTTCGACGAGTTCCCGCCCACCTTCTTCTCCGCTGCGGTTTCTACAAATGCCTTGGACTCGTTTTTTACCAGAATGCATCGGACCAGCCTCCAGAACTTCGCGGAGGACCTGAACACCGGCCGCAGCCTGCAGGACAGCCACAACACCTTCCGCCTCGCCTCGAACCTCGGCTATTCCCTCCGTGGTCGCTATGTCGGTTCAGGCGGAAACGGCGTGCAGCGCACGGTGGGCGACTTCTACTCGGTGCCGTCCGATACCGAGACGCAGGCGTTTGTGAACAAGATGCGGGCTGGGACCGTTCGTGATGTCTCGGTCGGCTTCTACCTCGGCGAAGAGGGCCGCTACGTCTGCGATATGTGCGGCAACGACGTGATGAGCCGCACCTGCGCCCACTATCCGGGGATGCTCTATCCCGAGAGCGAGAAGGAAGGCGCGAAGATGGTTCGCGCTACCGCCACGATCCACGGCGCACGGCTCTCCGAGGTGAGCGCGGTCTACGACGGCGCGACCCCTGGCGCCGGCATCCTGAAAGCGCAGCGGGCCGCCGAGGAAGGCTCGCTCCTTCCCGAGACCGCCCGCCTCCTCGAAGTCCAGTATCGCATTCATCTCCCCGCCGCCCGGCACGCCTGGGCCGGCATTGACACCGAGACGAAGGAGGCAGCAATGCCGAACAAGCAGACCGCCCCCGGCGGGGACGGCACGTTCAGCGAGGAGCAGATCCGCTCCACCTTGCAGGAAGCGAAGTGGACGCTCGGAAGCGACCTCTTGGTTTCCCTGCGTGAATTGGCCGACGCCGCGCACCAGGCCGCCGCGCACGAGAAGCGGGCCAACGAGGCCGAGAAGGAGCGCGACACCCACAAGGCGGAAGCCGAGCGGCTCGCTCCCTTGGCCGATATGGGGCGCGTCTACAAGGCCGATCTGATCGAGGAGACGATCACCGAGTGCGTCCGCGCCTTCGGGAACGCCTACCCGGTCGAGACGGAGCGGAAGCTGTTGGAAGCCGCCGAGATCGAGCAGATCAAAGCCAAGCGAGATTTCAACCGGACTCTGGCTGCCCAGAGCCTGACCGGCGGCAGGGCCACCACAGACCCGGACCGCGATCCTGATTCTTCGACCCGGCGAGACGGTGTGCCGGCCATTCCTAACGCCGCTTACCAGGCATAGCGAGGAACTACGCAGATGGCGAACCCCCGAAATGTGACCGATACCGAAGGGATTGACGCGGTATACGCGACCTTCGCTATCGATAACTCGACGATTGTCTACGACGGCACCAAGGTCGGCGGCGCGGCCACCACGATGCTCAACAAAGCCGTGACCTTCTCCGCTGCCAGCACTGTGGCGCTCGCGGCGGATGGGGACGCGATTGTCGGCCGCCTGGATCTGGTCGAGGCTGACAACAAGTGCAGCGTCCAGGTGGGCGGTTATACGAACCTACCGGGCGGCACCGGCGCTACCCTCACTCGCGGCTTCAAGTTCGTCGGGGCGCTCCTGTCCTCGGCGAAGGGCTATATCCGCGAGGTGGCTTCCGCTACCGCCGCCGAGTTGAACAAAGGCCGCGGCCAGATCGTTGACGCGACGGACACCGCCGCCGTCAAGATCCTGCTCGATTAGGAGACACTGATGCTGACGCACGATCCTACTCTCCCTGTGCCGGCGGCAGGTGCTCCGAATGGAGCCGGGCCGGTGACCTCGAACCAGCAGCCCCGGAGCCGCGAACTGTTGCAGCGAATGGTCGGCGGGCGTCTCTACGAAGAGGCGGCGAAAGCCGGGATGGGCCTTTCGGCCTACCTCGAGCAGGTGGATCCGCAGGACCGCTACCGGGACGGAATGGACGCCTATTCTCGCCTCCTGAAAGAAGCGAAGATCCGCGTCAACTCCGACCTGCGCTTCGGCTACTACGCCGACGAAGGCTCGAAGTTCTTCGACAGCCCCGAAGGCCGCAGCCTGTTTCCCGAGTTCATCATCCGGCAGTGGAAGCGGGCAACGATGTCCAGTCAGCGGGCGGTCTACGCCTCCACCGACTCCGCGCTCGGTGGCGTGCTGGCCCCGTTTCAGGATACCGGGATGCCGCGCTATGCGCAGTTGGCCCCCGCGGTGCCGATCGATCAGGTGGTGGCGGTCACGACCCCGATTGATGGGGATGTCTACCGCGCTTTCTACCTGACCGATACCGCCGCGCAGGAGCGGCTCGTCAGGGTCGCGCAGGGAGCGGAACTACCCCGCGCCAAGCTGGCCGGCTCTGACCGCACGATCCGCCTCTACAAGTATGGCCGTATCCTCGAAGCGACGTATGAGATCATGCGCCGGATGCGGATTGACCTGATCGCGCTGCACGTTGCCCGCATCGCCATCCAGAGCGAGATCGACAAGCTCGCCACGATTATCGATGTGATGGTCAACGGCGACGGCAACGCGGGCACGGCGGCCACAAACTACAACCTGACCACGCTCGATAGCACCACCACCGCGAACAACGTCACCCTGACCGCGTGGCTGGCGCTGAAGCTCAAGTTGCTCAATCCCTACCAGGTGACAACCGCGCTCACGCAGTCGGCAGGCGCGTTGAAGCTCCAGCTCCTCTCCACCGGCAGCGCGAACATCCCCCTGGTCTCGATCCAGGCGCAGGCGGGTTTCGGCGGCTTCACGCCGATCAACCCCGAACTGCGAGATAACGTCGCCTTGGGGATCACCGCCGACGCGCCCGCGAATGTGGTGGTGGCGTTTGACCGCCGTTTCGCGGTCGAGCGGGTGGTAGAAGTTGGCGCGAACATTCAGGAGATCATCCGCTTTGCTGAGCGGCAGACCGAGGGGTTGAGCCTGAGCGAGGTCGAAGGTTACGACGTCTTGGATCAACGAGCAACAGTAACGATGACAACCAACGCCTAGATCAGATCACATGTTTCCAAGTGCGACCTTTCAGGATATCAGCCAACGGTCCAGTCGTGATGCCGAACTCGGCAATGAGCTGGGAATAGGTTGCGCCTTCTGCTCGTCTCTGGCGCAGAAGGCGGACCTTCTCCGGCGTCATCTTGCTGTTGTGGTGGGTTGCTCCACGCGGATAGCGTTCGGGATGCTTTCTCGCACCGGCGCGATCACCCGTGGCACCTCGGCCTTTGGCGAGCATGTCCTGGATATTCCCACCCTGATCGTCAAGCCAGAGATGGTCCGGCCTAACGCAGGGCTTGTTATCGCACTTGTGGCAGACCTCGATGCCAGGAGGGATCGGGCCGTAGTGGAGCTCCCACGAGAATCGGTGCGCTCCGTCACAGCCCGCGCCCTTCGGGCCTTTCGGCATCTGTCCGTAGCCTTGTCCTGCCGTGGAGGCTGTCCAGACCCAACACGGTCCCAATTCGGGGCAGTGAGGCTGCACAGGTCCATTCTTGTCCACCTTCTTCCAGAAGCGATCTTCGGGCTTCTGGCGGACGTGTGCGCGACAGCAAAACTTCGCGTTGCCGCGGGCAATGTTCGAGGGAGTGGCGGAGAACGTGGCGCCGCAGGTAGCGCAAACACAGTCAACACGAGCACCACGAGGTTTGGTAGAATGGGGTTGCATGGGAAGCTTCTTCCTTCTCTTGCCGCGCCCCGGAGTCTGCCAGGACTCGCGGGGCATTTCTGTACCTAGTTTCTACAATCAGGCACGGTTTTCCTACCTGATAGGAGCAAAAAACATGCCAGACGAGAAGCCGAAATTGATTTCAGTTGTGCCTGGGCCAGCGACCGAGGGACGAAAGGTGGGTTTCTGGGAGCGAAGTCGCGAGCACCCAGGCGGCGAGGTGTGGGTCGCGCCGGATGCGGACAGCGGCAAGGAGCCGCGCCCAGTAGAGATTGCCGAGACAGGGGAGGCGCTGCGGGCGCTCTCCGATGGGCGGATCGTGCGCGTCGGCAGCCCCGAGGCGAAGGCGCTGGAAGAGGGGAAGCCTGACGCCCCGAAGGCCGGGAAGTAAGGAGGGCACATCATGCCTGAAGCAACCGGCCTCGACAGCCTGAAGATCGGCGGTAGCTCGATCTTTCCGAACGGGCTGGACGAATACACCTTCTGGCTTTCCGGAGCGCAGACGACCGGAACGCTGAAGCAGCAGTTTCTCGTGTGCTGTCCCGGCACCATTATCGACGTGCGAGCCTACATCACCACGGCGCCGGTAGGCTCGACGTTTATCGTGGACGTGAACATTAACGGAACCACGGCATTCACGAGTCAGGCCGCTCGGCCTACCATCGCGGATGGAGGCAATGCTTCGACAGCTACACTCCCGGCTGTTACGGCGTTGGCTGTTGGAGACCGGCTCTCCATTGACGTGGATCAGATCGGCAGCGGAACGGCGGGTTCGAACCTGAGCGTGACCGTAGCCGTCAAGCGGACGAACGTCGCGTAAGATGGCAGACCTGCTGACCGCTGATCTTTACGCACAGGTCCGCGCCTGTCTAGATACCTCGCTCGACGCGGCGGGTCTGCCCGACGAGGTGATCATTCAGACGCAGTACGCCTATGCGGCGGCGGATGAGGTGCTCGCCCGCGATCCCTTGGCGGCGACCTACACCGACGACGCGAAGCTGCGCCGGGCGCAAAATGCAGTCGCCCTCCTGACTGCGGCCAGATTGTGCCCGGCGCTTCCGAACCTGACCAGTTTTCAGGAAGGCGATCTGCGCTACCAGTTGAAGGAGTTCGATCCGGTCACCAAAGCCGCGCAATTACGGGCGCAGGCCGCCTCCGAGCTGGCCTTAAACACCAGCACAACAGGCGCGGTTCTGCCGCCTAATCACTTCTGGCTCGCCGCTGGCCGAAGGGGAGCCTAGCGTGGCTGTCTCACAGATTGCCAGAGGACGCCTGACCTGGCTGAAGGGCCAGGCGGCACAGTTTCATACCGATACCGCCGAGGTGATGCGGACGACCCGAGTCGCAAACGCGGAAGGGGGTCAGACCGAGACCGAGGCGGTAGTCGCGACGGTACCGTGCCGGCTGGCCGCGCAGTCTTCTTCCTCGGCCATTGGCAGTGAACGGACGGAAGGCGGGCGGGTAGTATCGGTGACCTTGTGGACTGCTTATCTGCCCGTAGGGACCGACGTGCGGCCCCAGGACGCGCTGATGGTCAATGAGGTGCGCTACGAGGTCGTGGATGATAGCGGTGCCGCGACTGACAGCGCGGTAATCGCGGTGAGCTTGCGAAGGGTGGACTGACCATGGCGCAGCGAAGTAATCCGGGGCGGGCAGATATCGCCGTCGGCGGCGAGAGCACGACCACGACGCCAGTGGCGACCCTGACGCGGCCCGCCACGGTCACGCCGTATGCCGTGGGCGACGAGATGACCGACACCGGGGGATTGATCCTCCAGTTTGCCGGCTGCGCCTCGGCGCCAGGCCAGGGCGGGACAATCACCGGGCTGCTCGTCACCTGTTCCAGCTCGCCCGCGACCAAGCTTTCCGCCGAACTCCGGCTCTATCACACGACCTCTACCCCCCTCGCTGATAACGGGATCTGGAACGCCAACTCGACCGTGAACCGCACCCTGGTGGCAGTGCTGCCGTTCTCGGTCGCGCTCGGCGCGGGCGCGTCGGGGAGTGAGGTCAACTGCGTCTATGACCTTTCGGGGCTGAACATCCTTTACAAATGCGCTCCCGCTGACACGAAGCTGTATGGCCGCATCCAGGTGAAAAACGCCTACACGCCCGTCTCCGGGGAAATCTGGGAGTTCACGCCCCGGCTGCTGGTGGACTGACGATGCCGCTCTATCACGACCGGCGGCTGTTCGCTCAGCGGGGTTTCGGAGCGGTCCGCGCCGAGAGCTTTACGTATAGCTCGACGATTGCCGCGATCTCGAACCTGTTCGCCCGCGTCGTCTACCCGGAAGCGTCAGGCTGTCCGGTCGCGGTCCTGATGCACGGCTGGAACCAGCAGGCGTCCGATTTTACCGCCGCTTCCCTGGAGCGGATCGCTCGCCTCGGCCTGTTCGTCGTCGTGCCGGGAATGCGGGGCAGGGATGGCGCTTCGGGAACAGCAGACGCGGGGCTCGATGAGCTTCAGGACATCATTGATGCGGTCAGTGAGGCGCGACTGCGCTATCCGGGTGCCAGCCGCACCGGCGCGGCGATCATCGGCTATTCAGGCGGTGGCGGGAACGCTATCTCCTGCGCGTCCCGGTTCCCTTCCGTCTTTCAGGTCTGCGTCGATCATTTCGGCGTGACCGACTACGCGGCGTGGTGGAGTGAGAGCGCGGCCGATCAGGCATTGTTAGAGAGCCGGATTGGCGGCACTCCGGCGGCGGTCCCGGCCAACTATGCCGCCCGCCTCCCGGTGACCGGGCTAGAGAATTTCACCGGGAAGCTGTTCCTGTATCACGATCAGGGTGACACTCGCATTCCTTCGACCCACATGGATCGGGTTGTAACCTACCTGGCCGGGTTCGGGAAGACGGTGACCAGTAGCTCGCTTACCACCACCGGAAACGATCCGCGCTGGCTGCACAACCTGCCGGACCCCGACCAGCCAGTCCGGTTCACCGAACGGTACTGGGCGCCGGCTGTGCGGGCGCTGGCGTGAGGAGATAGAGCATGGCGAATACGGTCTACAACCGGGCAAAGGGTCTCTTACTTGATGGAACCCTGGACTTAACCAGTGACACGTTGAAGGTCATGCTCGTTGGGACCGGCTATACGCCCAACGCTGACGATGACTTCGCCGATACCCCGGCCGCGTCCGAGATCAGCGTCACCGGCTACACGCCGGGCTTCGCGGGCTCGGGACGGAAGACTCTGGGCACGAAGGCGTTCGTAGTGAACGACACTAACGATCGGGGCGAGTTCACCGCCGCTAACCTGACCTGGACCGGGCTCGCGGCCGGCGCGACGATCAAATGGGCCATCGTCTACAAGCACATCACCTCCGATGCGGCCTCTCCTCTGATCGCGGCGCTCGATGTCCACGCGACGGGACTGGCGACTAATGGCGGGGATATTGGGCTTAATTTCACATCAGGCATTGTCCTGCAGATCACTTAAAGGGTATGGCAAATATCCGCGACCTGACGATCACCGACCTGGCCGACGCGGCGATCACCGTCAACCGCTTTCAGGTCTCCTGCCGCGTCACCGAGGGGCTGACCGACGCGCTGATCGCGGACCTGACCGGCGCGAATGCGGTTGTCTTTCCTGCAGCACTCGGCACGCTCACCGTGAAGCAGCGCCGCTCCCTGCTGCGGTCGGTGATCCGGCGGCTGATCATGATGCGGGCCGGTCTGGACGACGGCACCGAGAGTGAGTTCTAGCGGTGGCTACCTTCTATGTGAGTCTAAATGGCAGTGATGCCAATAACGGCCAGGGACCGGATGCCAGCCACGCCAGCAATAAGCCGTGGCGGACCATCGCGAAAGCGCTCGGCGCGGCGGGGATCGCCTCGGGCGATACGGTCTACATCGCTCCCGGCGTCTACCGTGAGATCGTCACGGTCGCGATGACCTCGGCGGTGGCCGAGACGTTTGTCATCGGCGATATCGAGAACGGGCAGGGTTTCAAAGACGGATCGGGAGTGCTCCTCACGCCCGGCGAGGTGCGCCATTCCGGCTACCTGACCAATGACGTGAGCGCCCCGAGCGCCTCGATCCTGCTATCTCTAGCGACCCGCGATAATCTGACCTTCCAGCAGATCACCTTCCACGGCGGGACGGGCACGCCCAACTGCGTGGATATTCCGTCCGGTTCCACCGCAATCAAGCTCACCGATTGCAACCTCGTTAACGCTTCCCTGACCGCGCCGCTGATCAACGTCGCCGTCGCCGCTGATACAGCGGTCAATCTCATCCTCGACCGGTGCCTGTTGGTGGGCGGCTCGACCTCGGGCGCGTTGAACGTCGTCGCCGCGACCAGTACCGTCGCCGACTACGACATGGGGATCGAGGTGCGCAACTGCAAGTTTTACGGCGGCAGCCGCAGCGTCAACGTCTCCGCCTCGGGCGCGAACTCGTTTAAAGCGGGCGGCCTGAAGTTCTATAACAGCCTCTCCTTCTGTCCCTCAAATGCGGGGATCAACGTCGCCACCAACATCGCGACGAGCATTCCCTGTCTGGCCTATAACAACGTCTTCTACGGCTTCGGAACGGCGCTGGCGGCAGCAACGTTGGGACAGATCACCGAGGACTACAACCTGATCTGGGCGGCTACGCAGCGGACGAACGTGAACGTCGGCTCGAACTCGAAGACGAACAACAATACCGCGTTCCTTTTTGAGGTCGGCCAGGCGCACCAGCAGGGGCGGCTCCCTCGCGTCTTCATGACGCCGACCTTTGACAGCCCCGCACTTGGCTTTGGCAACCAGTCGGTCGGGATCACTACCGACTTCAGGAGCCGCCCTCGCCCGGCGGGCGGCAGCAGCACCTTGAACGCGGTCGGACCGCTGGAGCGCCACGATACCGCCGTAAAGAGCAGCGCCGCTAACGCCGACGGCGGCACCGGCGTCGCGCTGGAGTTGACCGGGCCTGCCGATCAGGAAATCCTCATTCCGGTCGACGCGGTTTCGACGACGCTCTCGATCAAGGTCAAATGGGACTCGACCCACGCCGATACGAACAAGCCGCAGGCGATCCTCCTGGCAACGAGTGAGATTGGCGTCGCCACGCAGACGGTCACCGCGGCGGGGACAGCCGGCTCGGCCTATGAGACCCTGACCTTTGCCGCCTTCACGCCGAACGCGAAGGGATGGGTGACGCTCCGGCTCAGGAGCCGCTCGGCGGGCGGTTCTGGAAAGTGCTGGTATGACACGCTCGGAGTGGCCTGATGGCTGATCCGCGCACCTTCGATTACTTCGGCAGCGGCGAGCTGTACCCGTATAACCGGGGCCTAACGCCGACGGTCAGCTTCAGCTACTTCAAGGCGGGCGAGCTGATCAAGGGCGCGATCCCCGAGGCGTTCCCATCGCAGACCCTGACTGCCAATGCCGGAGTCATGACCCTCGCGGGCGGCACGGCGACAGCAGTCCCCGGTCAGGCGACCTTAACGGCGACGGCAGGGATCATGACGCTTCAGGGCGGCACGGCAGCGGTCGCGCCGGGAGCCAGTACGTTGACGGCGACTGCAGCGGCGTTGACGCTGGCGGGCGGCAGTGCCAGCCTGGAGCCAGGGATTGCGGCGCTCTCTGCCGGCGCGGGCTCGCTGCAGCTTCTAGCTGGGACTGGCACGGTGATCCTGGTAGGTGATGCGTCCGGCCAGAACAGCCAGGCTACGCTCTCGGTGCGCGGGCGGGCGATCACCGGCTATCCCGAAGCTACCGAGTTACAGATCCACGCCGGGAACGACGAGATCATTGATTTTCAGGTACTGAAGACTAACGGTGACCCGCAGCCGATTGACGCGTGGATCGAGTTCTGGTCCTCGCTGAAGCGATCCTTGCGAGACAGCGATGCCGACGCGGTGTTCGTGAAAACGCTCACGGGCGGCGGGATCGTGCTTGATGATACGGCGCTTGGAACAGGGCACGTGGTCATTAGCGCCGAGGATACGCAGCTCCTCCGAACGCCGCAGCGGTTCTTTATCGACGTGCAGGCAAAAGATGGGCTGGGACAGATCCATACGCTCCAGGTGCGGATTATCCGCATCCGTGGAAGGGTTACAGAGGCTGTCAACTGATGGCTTTAAAGTTCGTCCTGAATACCGCGCCGCTCTACCGCCTGGCCGAGCTGACCGACCGGAAGCTGGACGAGGCGGCCGAGAAGCTGGCGCAGGAGACAGTCGAGCGGGCACAGGGATTAGCGCCTGTGCGCACCGGCTACCTCAGGGATCACATCACGAAGGAGCAGGAAGGCGAGCTGCGATGGGCCGTCGTTTCCGAGGCGGATTACTCGGCTCACGTCGAGTACGGCTCAAAGGGACGCGCTCCGCAGCCCTTCCTGACGCCGGCGATGGAAGAGGCGAAGGAGAAGCTGCCTGACGTGGTAGCGGCAGCGATGAATGAGGCGGCGAAAGAGGCAGGCCGTGGCTAACGAGCGGCGGGCCACAGATCGCTTCGTGACCGAGAAGCTCCTCGCTGATACGGCGCTGGTCGCCTTGATCGGCGGTTCTGCAGCGCCACGGCTCTACGCTGATTCTCTGGTGCCGCAGAGCGCGGTCATGCCGTTCGTGTCGTTCGGGCCGCTCTCTTTCTTGGACCGGAACGCGCTCCCGGCGACGGTGACGATCTTCTCGATGCCGGTCTACTGGGTGCGAGCGGTGGTGCAGGGCCGTGACCTGACCGTGGGTTATCAGCTTCAGGACCGGATTGATGAAGCGCTACGGGGGAAGTCAGGCAACGTCAGCATCGGTGCAGAGACCTACTACGTGGGACCGTGGTTCCGGCGGGCGGTCAGACAGCTTCCGCCTGAAACAGAGGGGACGATGGTCTACACGACGATTGGGGTTGAACTGGAGAGCCGGGTGCAAAGGCTCTCCTGACAAAAGAGGCGCGGCCTACACCGGACGCAAGGTCGGGTTCGGTCGCGCACTCTGGTTATATCGCAGACGACGAGGAGACAGGAAAGCCGCGTTCCTTCAGCCTTTCCGGGACGCGCATCTGATCTATTCCGGTGACCCATCCAGGCTTACGGGTCACTCTCAGAGGGACGAACGCAATGCCGCAGCAGATGGCGTTGGGGCTATTCACGCCACACACGCCCGAGCAGGATTTGAGAGACGTTAGCCTGGTGCAGGCCGAACCTGGCACCGATGGCCGCTTGCGTCAGTCCTTCTTCCGCACGCAGTCGTCGGATCTCGCGCACATCCTCCCAGGTCAGGCGGCTGTTCCCGTTGCTCTCTCCTCTGTGGCTCTTCTGCGGCATGGTCAGCGGCTTTTCAACGCGCACGTTCCGCTTCGGCCGAATCGTTGGCTGACGCAGATCTCCTTCTTCCGGCCACACTTCACCTCTGACGATAAAGCCGATCATCGAGTGGTTGACGCCGAACCGCTGGCCGAGCGCGGTAAGTGTCAGCCCTTCCTCGGAACGCAGTCGGCGAATCTCTCTGACCTGCTCTCGGGTCAGCTTCCCGTTTCCGTTCGCTTCACCGTTGAACTTCTGGCGCACCTCGGGTCGCTTCATCGGGCTTTGATCGCCGCGAGGCGTGTTAGCGCGTTGTTTCGCCATGCTCTGCGGAGTCGGGATGACGGTTGTTACGCGGCCTTTCGCGTGCCCGTCCAGCATGTTCTGTCGGTGAGTGCCCTCTTTCAAATGTGCTGGGTTTACGCAGGGAGGATTGTCGCAGGTATGCATGACTTCCAGGCCAGGCGTGATCTCTCGGCCGTGGAACCACGCAAAGGCAACCCGGTGTGCCTTCTCAAGGCGTCCGTTCCAAAATATGTGCCCGTATGGCTTTCCGCGCCTCGCTCCAGAATTGGCACCTTGCCATTCCCAGCAGTCATCTGGCCCGCCTATTTTCACCTTCGCTTCAAAGCGATCAATCACAAATGCCATTTGCCAACCCCCTTCTTTATTATACCGCAAGCAAGCAGGATTTGTGCCTAAAACAGGCAGATAAGGACTAGGTTGAAGAAATGCCTGGCGACCGTGCTTCAGTTTATCAGGCCACCCAGCTAGGAGTCGAAACGACGGCCGGAACAGTGACTCCGGGCAATCGCAGAATTCTCGACTTCATGGTGAATGCGCGGCCGAACGTGCCGCTCACCCCCTACCGCCCGATGGGGTCTGTGGCACCGACGACCGCGATTATCCAGAAGGAATGGGCCTCTGCCGCTGTTGAGGGAGTGATCGGCTACAATTCGATCATTTACATCCTCAATAGTTTAATCAAGCAGATATCCCCGAGCACCCCTGCCGGTGCCACCCTCACCCGCCTCTGGTCGTTCAAGCCGTCGAACTTCGCTCCCGACACTCCCGCCACCTACACCGTGGAGAAAGGCTCCTCGGCCGGCGCGGAGCGGTTCGCTTACGGGATGTTCACGAACCTGACCCAGCGCTGGAACCGCACCGAGGCAGCGCTCACCTCGGCGATGATGGGGCAGGCGTTGACCGAGTCGATCACCATGACCGGCTCTCCGACTGATATCGCTGCCGCCCCAGTGGACCCGCGCTCCGTCTCCGTCTTCGTCGGCAACAACACGACCACCAACCACGTCCAGACGCTCGCGATCAATGCTGCGACCGGAACGTATGTCATTACCTATGACGGCCAGAGCACGTCGGCGCTCGCGGTAGGAGCAACAACAGCGGCAGTGCAGAGCGCCCTGACGGCGCTGACCAACATCGGCGCAAACAACGTCGCGGTGACCGGCACGCCCGGCACCTCCTACACGATTACCTTCCAGGGTGCTCTAGCGGGCATCCAGGTCTCCGCGTTTACCCTTTCCGGTTTCACCGGCGGGCCACCGACGGTCACACAGACAACGCCGGGCGGGCTCACTAAACTGACCCGCGTCTCATCGGCTGAGATCACCCTGCCCGATCAGTACAACTACGGCTTCACCCTGAACCAGAGTGACCCGAGCTTCTCGTTCTTCGTGGACCAGGGGATGGAGCCGACGGCGCAGATTGTCTTGGAGCATGACTCCGCTTCCGCCGCGCTGATGGCGGATATGAGGAACCGCGCCCAGAAGTTCTGCCGCGTCGTCTCGATCGGCTCGAATATCGAAACCACCTCGGGCAACGCCAACCCGAACATGATCGTTGAGACGTTCCCGTTCAAGTTCCTCGAAAGCGACCGGGGCGACGTCGACGCGGTGTATACCAATACCTATAACCTGGGGCTGCAGTATGACAGCGTTTTCGCCGGCTGGTTTCAGGCCGACGTTTACAACTCGATTGCAGCTCTCTGAGGTGACCTATGAGGCTGTCGCGCTTGATGGAGCCGCCGCGTCCCGGCACGAGCGAGCCGGGCACAGCGGCGGCGGAATGGGACGGGGAGACGCTCACCGTGGTCTACAACCCGGATCGGATCGAGCCGCTGGCGACGGACAGCTCGACCGCCGCGCTGGAGCCGGCGCTCTGGGGTTGGGATGAAGTAGACGGGAGCGGCAATCCGAAGCCGATCAACGCCGACGGGATCGAGGCACTGGCCGCGCAGATGCGAGCGGCGGTCGCTGAAGCGATCACGGGCGCATAAGAGGAGAGAACCATGAGACTGGAGACACTGACGCGGATACCTGCCGCCGAACTACCGCCCGATCCGAAAGAGATCCGGATTGAGGTAGCGGGCGGGAAGGTAGGGTTGACCTATCACCCGGTGCGGGCGAAAGAAGCGACCGGGAACGTGGGCGAGCAGTTGGAAGCGGCGCTTCTGGCCTGGGATGTGACCGATGAGAACGGCGACCTGCTGCCGGTGAACGCCGACTCGATCCACGCGCTTTCGCCCACGGTGAAGGAGACGCTCCTCACTGCGATCCAGCGGCCGAAGAGTAAGGACGCGCCGAAGATCGAGAAGCCGGTTGAGGAGGCGAAGGTGGAGCTGAAGCCGACCGGGCACGGTTCCTTCGAGCCGGTGGCCGAGAAAGAGACGAAGAGTGGATCTAAGTAAGGCGAAAAAGGCAACGCGCACGGTGAAGGGCGAGGTATCCGGCGAGCCCTTCACCGTGACCTATAAGCCGAACGTTCTGACGATGGGCGAGTGGTATCGGCTTCAGAGAGGGCAGGAGAACGAGAGCCCCGACGACTCGTTCATCGTTCAGTACCTCTTGATGGTGGCTGACATCTGGGATCTGACCTATGATGGCAAGAAGCCAATCCCGATCACGAAAGAAGGATTGGCAGACGTGCCGATGTCCATTCTCTCGGCCCTCTTGACCGCGATCACCGAGGACATCCTCCCAAACCAGACGACGGCGACCAGCTCCGGATCTTTCTCCTGAGTGAAGGTCGCCGTGGCTCGGCACCCGACTGGTATCTGGACCGGCTGGCGATGAAAGACCTCGGGATGAACCCGCTGGAGTTCGAGGATCTGCCCTACTACTGGCGGCAGCGGGCCCTCCTGGCGATGTCGACCGAGAACAGCGTTGAGAAGGAACTGATGGACCGCGCAAGCCGAGGAACCTGACTTTGAACGTCTCCTCCATACACGGCGAGATCACGCTTGACGCCAGCGGTTACAAAAAGGGTATCGACGAAGCAGCCAAGGCGACCCGGCAGCTTGGTGATCTGCTAGGGGACGCCAAGGCCCGTTTCGCCGCGTTCGGAAGCGAAGAAGCGCGGGCTACCATTGACTGCATCGCGCACACCGAGGCGGAAAAGAAGCTCGCCAACCAGTTACAAAAATCGGCTGAAACACTGCGCCTCGAAGCTGCCTTCGCTCGTGACCTCAGCACTGCCCATGCTCGCCTTACCGCGATCCGCGAGGGTGAAAGCGCGATTGCCCAGAAGGTCATTAGCCAGTACGCGCAGATGACCGTCGAAGAACAGAAGGAGCTGACCGCTGCGCGAGAGGCTATCGCCACCCACGAAGCGCAGGAGAAGGCGCTCGCCAAGCTCGGCGCGGAAGCAGAGCGGCTGCCACAGCGGCTGCGGATGATCGGGCGGGCGATGACCCAGGTCGGCCGCGAGATGACGCAGACGCTGACGCTGCCGATCCTCGCCGCCGGCGCCGGTATCCTGAAAGCGGGCGTGGACGTCGACAAAGGGATGGACGCGATCCAGATAGCGACGGGCGCGACCGGCCAGCGCTTGAAGGCGCTTCAAGCCGACTTCAAAGCGGTCGGCAGCACCGTCCCGAATAGTCTCGCGGACGTGGGCAAAGCAGTCGGTGAGGTCGCGACCCGAACCGGATTGACCGGCCCCCCGCTCGAAGCGCTCACGCGGCGACTCCTGACGATGCAACGGCTGATGGGCGGCGATCTCGCGCAGAGCCTGGAGCAGACGACGCGGCTCTTTGGCGATTGGGGCGTGAAGGTCGGCCAGCAGTCCCGCGTCCTCGATCTGTTAGGCCGCGCCCACGAGCAGACCGGCATCAACCTCGGGAAGCTCACCCGCGAGCTGGTGATGTTCGGCGCTCCGCTGCGGACAGTCGGCTTCTCCCTGGAGCAGTCGGTCGCCCTTTTCGGGAAGTGGAACCGGGAAGGTGTCAACGCCGAGCAGGTGGCGACCTCGATCCGGATTGCCGTCTCGCGGATGGTGAAGGCAGGAGTGCAGGACATTCCCGGCGCGTTCCAGGCGGCCATCAAGGCGATCCAGGCCGCGAAGTCACCCGCCGACGCGCTCGCTCTCTCCTTCAAGCTATTCGGAGCGCGGGCCGGCACGGACATGGCGCGAGCGATCCGCGAAGGCCGCTTCGCGATTGACGACCTGGCGCGGTCGCTGGTGGCGGGCGGTGGGACGATCCTCGATACGGCGAAGAAGACCGACGACTTCGGGGAGCGGTTCGCGGTGCTCCGCAACAAGGTGGAGCTGGCGCTGCAGCCTTTAGGCTCCCGGCTGATGGATGCGCTCGACAACCTCGGCAAATCACTTACTGCCAACGTCCCACGCCTCACCGCGCTCATAGACGGCTTCCTGAAGCTGCCCGTCCCGGTGCAGCGGGCGGCAGAAGCAACGCTCCTGATTGTGGCGGGAGCGGGCCCGGCGCTCGTCGCGATTGGGAAGCTGATCAGCGCCTGGGGCGCGGTGCGGCTGATGATGCAGTCGGCCGCTGCGCAGGCGGTCCTGACCCAGGCAGCGGTTGCCGGACCGTGGATCGCGGCGGCGATTGCGGCGATCGGGGCGCTGGCCTACGCCTGGAATACGGATCTTGGCGGAATGAAGACCGCCGTTGTCGAGCTGGGCAGGGAAATCTCCGAGTGGTGGAACGGAACGGTCAAGCCGATCCTCACGGCGTTTGGAGAGGGCGCGGCCAGCATCGGGCATAACTTCGTGCTCCGCTTCAACGCGATGCGCGATGCGGTCAATGACCTGACCGGAGCGCTCATGAGAAGCGCGGCGGGCCGCAAGGCGATTGAGGCAGTGCGCAGCGCCGGCCAGGCGCAGCAGGGAGCGCTCGGCGGGGTTTCCGGGTTCGGGATGCTGTTCAACCGGCTCGGACAGAATGCGGCCGAGCGGACGCAGCGCGAGCAGTTTCGGGGGCTGGCTGATTACCAGGACGTGCCGCCCGGCGCCTTCGCTCCTCGTCCTCGCCCGCCCGCGCCTCCGGTTCCTCGACCCGCCTATACCGGAGTCAGTCCCTTTGCCGATCCGCTCAAGAAGGCACGCGCTCCGAAGCTCACCGCCGAGCAGAAGGAAGGCATCCGCTTTGCCGAGGAGCTGGCGCAGGCGCAGGCGCGGCTCTCATCGGTGCTGGCGGGTGAGGATAACATCGCTGCCCAGGTCGCCGCCCGCTATCACCTTCTCTCGGCAGCGCGGCGGGCGGATCTGGTCAGTGTGCTGGAGCGGATACGCAAAGCGGAGGATGAGAAGAAAGCGCACCTGGAGGTCGTCCAGGCGATAGACAGCGCCCGCCTTGCGCTCCTGAAGTCG